TCATCAAAGATATAATACAGGCCGCCTTGACTATTATCATCAATAAAATCTAATGCAGATTGATATACATTGACGGTAAAGCCATCTTTATTTTCGGTTAAGTTAATCTCATTACTTTCACCGTCATAAGCGTAACCATCTCTAAGCAACTCAACACAATCGGTATAATCCAAGTCCACTTTTTGGTCTAAAAAGTCTGATAATGCTTCACCGTCCAAGTCATCAGGGTTGTAATTGCTATCCTTGTAAGTAAAGCTGTCAATTAAAAACAGCTTACCTTGTGCACTTGCTTCACTCATTGATTTTGCTACTCCATCTGTATATCCCATAATGTAAATACCTCTTTTTATATTTTTTTATTTTGGTTCTTCCTTATGTATTAAGAATAGCATGGCGCTATTCTTTTGTCAACTCTTTTTTAAATAATTCCTAAAAGAATTTTATGGATATTTTCCGCCGTGATTGCCAGCATGTTTTCTTTAAAACCCGTATTCCAGTCTACCGTGTTAGTCCCGCCGTGTGTGTCTGTAACCGTTACTACGTTGCGTTTAAAGCTTACTAGCACATAATCACGAATATCATCCGCCCATGCGCTTAGATATGCTTTACCGTCATTTGGGTTGATTGTTACGTCTGTATCAATATCACACCAATCTAATAAGTTGCTTAAATTGTCAAAAAATTCAGATTGTTTCATATTATTCACCATCCTCAACTAATTGTAATAGTTGTTGTCGCCGTTCTTTTTCTAATATTTCATAAAAATCATTTAATAAGTCCGTGATTTCGTCATCGTTGTAAAAGTCCCAAACGTCTTCACCGTATTCGTTACGTTCGTTCTGATAAGAACTACTGTCGCCATATTCGTTAGCGTCATCATCAGCAACTGAGATAGTGTTCTCATCGTATTGATTCAGTTCGTTAACTAGTGTAATCTGCTCATCATTATCCAAACCGTTTAGAATACTATCTGTGTCGTGTTTCGTGAATTTAATAATCATAATGTATATACCTCGTTTTTTTTATTTATGGGTTTATTATAACCCTTAGCTTACAAACTTGTCAACAATTTAATACCAAATATTTACCTCACTATCGAACACTTCACTATCATAGTCGGTTCCCACGAAATCATTATCAAGCAATGCGCTCAATTCGTTTTCTGTCATATTGTTCACTTCCCTTACTTGTTAAAACTAGTTTACCATGCTGTTTTAAAATTGTCAATCCTTAATCTTAATTTTTTAGTCTTGCCAGATACCGGCGATTACCAGCGAACTGCTTAAAAATGCTACGGCGAATAAGAACGGGTTTACGATAGTCGCAACGACTACCGCCGCTATTGCTGTAATTGTTCCTAGAATCTTCATATCTCTGCACCTCCCTTACTTGATGACTTAATTTTAACTTTCGGCGTTCAAGTTGTCAAGACTTTTTTCAAATTTATTTTTTTTTGCTTGTTGTTTGTTTGCCATGAGTTAATTAAACCATATTGGGGCGTAAACGTCAACCCCTAAACATAATTAATTTAAACCGTGGTTGTTCTATAGTAGGAAAAACTCAATTTTGCAACTTAAAAAGTACTTTCTGTCTTACTCTCACAACGGTTACAATGATTATAAAAACCGACATTTTTTAATTTTGAAAAAGGTAAAAGGTCTATACCAATCCGCTTTATTGTATTATGGGCGTTATGGTCCTAAAACCTACAACCACAACGTTTAGGCCCTGTTTATCGTTTAAAATCATCAAGTATTTACTTAATAGGAAGAAAAAAGTTAAAAATGCACTGCTTAAAAGCTTCCAATTCCTTGTTAGAGTAAGGCGCAACCCGCTTTTAAAAACCGAAATTTATACCTTTTAAACTGGTCTACCATTGGTCTAATCCGTGCACACAAGTATCCTGAGAATTCTACGGGAACCCCTGAGTTTATAGCGTTTTGCCAGTTCCCCCGTGTATATGCATATATTTCCCCAGATTTCCACAAACCCCGCCCCGTATACGTTTTATATTTATTATCTATGTGAATCTCTGTTATATCAACGTTTTGCCCTTTTTTATGTGTGTATGTGTGTTTTTTCCGTGTATGTGTTTATATGTTTTTAACCCTCCTCCGTGTGCTTTATGTGTTAATTTCCCCTGTGTGTGCGTGCCTGTTAAAACGGGGTATAGCGCTAAGCGCTTATGTATGTATGTGTGTAAAAATTGGGGCTTAGGGGTGCGTGTGCGGATCTCTAAAAATGTAGGAAAGTATAGGTAGATTTCTATAGTATGCTAGCGTATACTTGTCTGTGTACAACGCTAGAAATTGCTTAGGGTGCGTCTCTCAGCACACAAAAAGCCCACCTTAGTGAGCTTTTGTTTGATCTCAAAATTTAATTTTTTTCAAATTTTTAATAATCGTCGGGATTGTTTTCTCTTATTTGCAGCATAGCAGTTCTCGCTTCGTTCATCGTCATTTTTCCTTCACTATATCGCTGGATCACTTCGTCTACCGTTTTTGGTGTCCCTCGGTATTGCTGTGTTTGGGTTGCTTGATCCATCCACTCAATCAAACCCATGGCACCGCAATCTTCTTTTTTGTCTTCTGCTTTTTGAAATTCACGCCATTTTTCCACGGCGGCAATTGCGTTCTGCATTCCGCTTGGAATAAAAATCGGATCATCGAAATCGTTGTATTTGTTTTTGCCTTCCATTTTTAGTCTCCTCATTCCACGTTTCGTATGGTAGTTGAACAGATTTTTCTGGACATTTTTACCAAAATATTTGAATTTGAATTAGATAGGGGTACCTTATATTGAAGAAGTCTTTAAAAACTCAAATTTAAAATTGTTTGACACTATTTTAGTAAGGGGTATTACAATTGATAAACTTTTTCTGACAACATTTAATAATATTTATGATCTACTTTATGAGAGGGGTCCTCATGATATACTTTCCACCCATGAATTAAATTGTCAGTGTCGATTCTTAAATTAAGATATGATATGCCGGTATTCAACTTACTTGCCATCTCTCGTTGGTTCTTAGCTTCTATAATAGTGTCATCCTTTTCCGCAAAGACTTTACCAGTAGAGAATTGGGGTTCTGAGTCTGGTATATATAAATTTCCATTTTCATCAACAGAATACGGAACCCAACCGTTCATTTTCTTTCCTAGGGGCTTAAGCCTTCTTAGTTGCGAGCTTATTGCGGACGGTCCTTTGTACCCTAAGAACGTAGCGGCATCACCTTGACTCTTAAAATATTTTGTTTCATCGCCTCTAACCAAAGCAATCTTCATAGGGGCATTCTGAGATTCGTTATCTATCATAGTTTGTTTAGATTTTTTATCCCGATTACCTGCCACTAAGTTTTCTTGATGCGTTACCCACTGTAAATTCTCAGATCTATTATCGTCCCGGATCTCATTAATGTGATGTACTTCTATCTTATTATCTGGGTCGGGGCTATGGACGCACGCTTTAGCTACTAAGACAGAGACTATCAAAGTCTTTTGTTTTTCTGTGCTATCAATTGTGCCCACTTGAACATATCTATAAGCATTGTGAGACAATGGGGCAATTCGCCATTCTTTATCTTGAATATAATACTTATATATTCGTCCTTTATTACTCACCCGGAGTTTATCAAAACCCTCCACCTTATACCATTCTTCGATTTTATTTCTCATATCACCATCTTCTTTTCTCAATTATCCATAAAGTATCTTTCATCAAATTAATTAGTCTAAGTAGCTGATCTGTATCTAATTCTTCCAAACGAATTAGGTATTTCGTATACAGCCAGTCTGATAAGCTCGAAGGGTTAACACTGCCCATAATTATTCCTTCTTTATTTTTCATCCAACGAACTAAAGCTGTCCTAATGAGGGGTTCCATCATCGCAAACTCTTTAGCATTATCCATAACTTTCCTCCTATAATTTTGTCATTGAGTATCCGTTCTCCGTTGCCCGGCGGATCAAACTTAAAAGTTCTTTCCACTGGCCTCTACTTAAATCATCCCGATCTAGGCTATACCACATCAATAAAAAGTAATCAAGATATTCTGGGATCTCACGGCGCACCTCTTTTTCTGGTATTCCCACCTTCTTACTCATCCGGGCATTGTCTACACTGGTCATATATAATTCATTTTTAATTGTTTCCCACTTTTGATCTGTTTTCATAGTAATTCCTTCTTTCTTTAATAAAGATATTATATCATAACAAAAAAGACCCGTCAAGGGTCTTATCGTTATGCACGGGGTACACTGCGTTTCTTAACTTTTTCGATGGCATCACGTACTGTGGTAGATTCTTCTGGTTCTTTAACAACTTTCATAGGCACATTACCTCTGTGATCCCGAAAAACCATTGTCTTACCACAACTTTTACAGGCCCACCTTGCACTTTTCATATCGCCATCTTCAACAGTTGAAGAGATCTTCGTCCACGACGTATTATCCCCACAGGTACTACAATAACTCAATCGCTCCATATTATATTCTCCTTTTGATTAATTAAATTTCCACTGATAACTACCAGCAGATTTTGTTTTACCCCTAGCACATCTTGATATGTTACTTTGTTTAATTCTGGATTTTTCACCAGCCGCTTTAATTGAATCAAACGTCTCAATTAACATACCATCTTTTATACTGCGTAACAGACTTTAACTTCTTTTTATTCGCACATTGCGGACAACCGTATCCACTTTTAAGGTTATTTGGGGTTATTAACCATTTATTCCGACAAACATTGCAAAACCACGAGCATTTTGTTGTGACGTTTTTATACCCACCAATATAAGTTACTTTTGGATTGATTGCTTTAATTTCTTTGATGACATCCACCACGTTTTTCGTTGCTCTATCAATTCTGACCGGTTCGCTATTATTATATTTTCTAGTACACCACATTAGATTGTTGATATTATTATTCAATGGGTTTCCATCTATATGATGAACATCGCTATTAACAGACTTATTCCGATTTGGTATAAACATCATAGCGACCAAACGATGAATACTGGCTTTCTTTGATTCGCCATTTTTACTAAGACCTACGACTAGATACCCGTGACTATTTAACGTTCCATTCAATAACCTGTTTTCTTTGTTTTTAACTCTCCCTTTGTTACTAACCCAGTATAGCCCTTCATATCCTTCAATTTCCTTCCAAAATTCAATCAATATTCCATCTCCTCATAGTGATGCTTAGCACATCTAACTTCATAGGTGGCGTCGCCAATAACAATGTGATTTTCACTATCATCATCCGTTAACAGATCATTAAAGGTCGCCTTATTAGTACATCCATTAATTTCGCATACCCGTTCAATTTCTTTGATCTCATCAGCTTCTTCTAGCCAAGCTGTTGTACCGGGGAATAGTTCTCCGTCATAGTTCTTCATCAGCCCATAGGCGTAAATATCCGCCATGATAGTAATAGAAAAGATAAAGACTAATCTTGGTGATAGGAACTGTGCTTCATCAATTAGAATAACGTCCGGGTTAAGATCGTTTATTTTTTCAACTAACGAAACAATATATGGTTCTCGATCCGTATCCTCAATATTAATGTCAACCGGATGTTCAATACCGATCCGTGATTTAATATTAGCGTCTCTTGTATCTGTTACAGGTTTTAGGTATAATACCTTTTTACCAGAATGTTCAAGGTCATACCCAGTCATCATTAGAGTGGCGGACTTACTACTTTTCATCGGACCCCAAGTAAATTTAATCATCTATCTACCCCAGATACCAGTGCATAGTATACCGCACATTCTTCCATAAAAACCCACAACGGTTCGAGGTTACATACCATTGCCAACCACTAAAAATCTCATCATTGAACGCTTCCCACATCTCGTCTGTTAGGGCATCACGGTAAAGTAATGTAGACCATGTTGACAAATAATATTCAAAGTCACTATTCTTTACCACATCATTGGACCCTAAAGTTTTTGCCCATGACATCAATACATCCGTACTAGCGTCTTCTAGTTCAACAGCAATACTATGGTTAATATGGTATAGAATATATGCTACCGATTTTGAAAACGATACTAGTATATTATCTTCTTTTTCACTCGGTGTATCAGTTCCACTAAGCTTAGCGAGCACTGATAACGTTTCAGCCGGTGTTAAGACATCATCATCATCATTTTTGTTATCATGCAGATCTTTTAAGAATGCTTTTAAGTCTTTGAACTCTTCTTCCGTAAATACTGGGGATAAACGGTCTAAAGTGCTGCTACCATAATAATCCCCATCTTCTCCAAGTGCGATATATTGATCTTTGTATACGTGGCGTTCACGTCTTACTTCCGCCCCATATTCCAGCTTGGAGATTACTAAGTGCGGTTCTGGTTTACGATGAAAGGTAACTTCCGTCGTATTATGAGTACTGATAGCTGCAGTGGTGTATTCAATCATGTCTTCAACAGTTCGCATCTTATTGATTTCTAACACACCGAGATCTGGTGATCGATAGGGGCCAATATTGCTATCCAACTTTTTAATGTTCATGTTTATTCCTCCTAGTCTTCAATTGTAAATATAGATAGTGGGTTAACTTCAATGCCGTCTTCTACATATGGAGTATCTTCCATCCATTCAATAATCTTTGTCTTACCGGCAACTTCACCCTCGTTGCCTAGGTAATCCATCTTATTGAAGTGGCGTTCTGCTATTTCTGCTTTCGCCATAGAAGTAAAAATTCCTAGCACACCAACTTCATTTGTATAGTTATCAATTACTTGGTACGTTACGACATATAACATACTTATTCCCCCCAATGTTTGCGATTATATTTACGGATCATCTTAATAATATGAAGTGCTTCGTTACTATTAGTTTCAAATGCTTCATTTTTTGAATTGGAAAATATCATTCTTTCTGATGAGAAGCTAAAACTTGCTTTATTAAATACTGAATCATCTTGATTGAAGATTGCTCCACGTCCGCCAATAACTAATCCATCAATAGGGTCAACGACAGATTCAATCTGAACGTTTTCCCAAGTGTGTTTCTTAATATATTTGGCGACTTCTTTTTCGATCGTTTTCTTTTTCATATCTGTCCCTCGTTTCTATACTATTATTATACAACAAAAGGGCTGCTTTCGCAACCCCCATAAGAATTATTTTAACAATTCATTTAATTGTAAGATCAAGTTTCGTACCAGTTGTTCCTTATCAGTGATATTTAGGTTCATTTCGCTTCCAGATTTCCCATAAGTGTAATGATCTTTATTCATATAAATTTGCCAGCAGTGGCGGCGCTTTTTTTTGTTTAGCTATAGTGGACGATAGTTCCCGGTGTTTCCATTCTAACGTTCAAGCTTCGTCCATTAATAAATACCACCGTATAGTCTGCATGAGGGCCATCCAGATTTTCATCGATACTAGCCACTTCTGGATAATCGGGTGCAATATACTCATCTCTTTGGATATAATACATTGGCTTTCGACCAACAAAATACGCTCGATAGCGATATGGATTTTCAATTTCAAGTCCTCTAATCATGTCTTCCTCCTATAAATCAGAAATTTTATTTAGCAGTTGCTTTAACAATTGCCGTAGACATGCCATCCAGCATTGACTATCCTGAAACCAATACGGACTAGTTCCAAGAACAACATAGCCATCTTTTTGTTGATAACCGGTCATATACGTTACAAAAACTGTAGTTTCACGTCCTGTATATTCGGTTCCGTCCCATTCACGAAGGTGGAGTCTATCACCTACTTGAAAATCACGATCATTTTTTCGAATTTCAAAACACTTAACTCCAGCTAACTGAGCTTTCAGGTATTCAGACTCGATTTTCAATTCATGAATCTTTGACACAAACATAGTCCCAACCCCTTACATAAAATAACGTTCAAACAAATCTCTGTGAATCAAGAATTGTTCCCCATCAGCATCCTCGATAATCCGATCATCAAGTTCAATGCTCTGCCTACGATATTGGTTGTCCTTACCATAATTTGCCAAGAAACCATAGCCCCAAATATCGTCCCAAATAATCCCATGAAACTTATAGATTGTTTGCCATGTATGCCTTGGTCTATTATCACAGCCAGCCTGACTATCATCTTGCTCACGAGCTTTTTCAAATTCCACACGCACTTCTTCACCGAGCTTTTTAGTGACTCTAATCACCTTGAATTCATTTGGTCTTGCGGTACACGTCCCAATTTCCAAGCTACTCACTCCCTGCATAAAATAAGAATTTCAATCAACCAAATGGACTGGTGCTCATCACCACATAACCGGGATTCTGCTGATAAGGTGTAATGTAGGTCACATACACCGTTGTTTCACGTCCCGTATACTCAGCACCGTCCCACTAACGCAGCCAGAGCCGGTCGCCCACCTTGTAGCCACGATCATCCTTACGAATCTCAAAGTTTTTAACTCCGGCTAGTTGTGCGGCTAGGTACTCTGGCGCAATCTTTAACACATGTAGTTCACTCATTCGTCTTCCCCCACCGTATACCCATCTAGCCACGCACGGGCAAAGTTATCTTGAAGCTCAATCCACCGTTCCGGTGACTGATAATTTCTGAAATAATCTGCAGCTGGCTTAGAACTACTTTCATTCGTCATCGCTCCTTGTCCCATATTTATGATCTAGCCATGAATCCCAACCAGCTAACAACATCCCAACTACAACAATAATTACTATTCCTAGCATAAAAATCCATTTAACTACCTAGCTTTCTGCCACACATTGGGCAATAATTAAACCAGAATACGGCAGTGGTAGAATCACCCGGTCTTGCATCTGGATATTTTGAATCATTAATGTCAACTTGAACATTGCCATGGTAATCTTGACGAATACGATTCCAGTAATCATCGTTTGAATCTAAATGATAAATTTCATCATCCTCACCAGCGTTTGCAACAAATTCACGGTGGCCCGGTTTGGAGTCTTTTCCTTCTGTTACAGAAATATTGTCCCAATGACGTGCTTTTAGCCCGTTTTCAATAGCAATTTTAATCTTCTTTACACCCATTGTTAATACTCCTCGATAGACGCCGTAACATTAAACCCAGCTGTTTTTGAGCGCTTTTGAAACCCATTAATATTATAGCGGGCTAGATCTAAATATTGGAATATTTCACCATCTTCTGGCATCATAGCTCCAAGACGCAGATCAGCAGCATTCTTCTCTAAACTAACCGCTACGCTTTCGTTTTTATCAATAAATTCAACGACATATCCTTCATCCAAAATGCCAAACAAGTCTACCCGGGCTACTTCAAAATATTTTTGCAATAGCTTTGTTAGATATTTTGTTAATGATTCCATTTCTTTGTCCCAGTCAAACGTATTATCTCTATCAAATTGTTGAATCATTCGGATGATTTCTTCATCATCCCTATCGAATCCGCTGGGTTCAAATAATCGTTCTTTATCTTCAATTCTAATTAATTCTTCACCCTCCGTAGAGAACCTAAACATAGCGTGTTCTTTTTCTAAACTATCAGAAGCAAAAATATCAAATGACAGTTTTTCTAAAACGTTAGTCTTCAACGATTCGATTTTCCACCCATTATCTTTGATTTCCTTACGAACTTTTTGTTCAATTTCTTCTGCACTCATCATATAAATTCCTTCTTTCTTATCTATAAATACATTATATAACAAAAAATAGCCCCCGTCAAGGGACTATCGTGATTAATCATAAAATACTGCATCCGATGCAGGACCATTGTCTTTCAAAATTCCTAACGCAAGCCTAATATCATCCTTTGTTAATTGACTTTCTTGAAACTGCGCCATGATCCCAGCTGTCTTTTGTAACGCTAGTCCGGCTTCTTTAATACTTTTGTGGATCAAATATTTTTTGAGTTCTTCTTGTAATTCTTTTAATTGTCCTGTAAGCTTAACAAGGTCGTTGATATTAATATCATATACTTCAATACTAATATTTTCTTCTTCGATAAGAATATTGTTTAACGAATCTCCATAATCATCGGTAGTCGTAACATAAATATTGTTGCCGTTTTGGATATTAAAGTCATAATTATCGAAGTATTCATCGAATACTCGTGCTACTGAAATTTCAAGTTGACCTTTTGCTGAAATAACTTCTAAGTGAGGGGCTTCGAACTGTTTATCATACTCATTAATTTCTTTTAGTAACATAAATTCAAAACTATCCGAGGCCATTTCATCAAACGTAATATAATATGAACCGCCACCGACCACATTCTCAACATCGTCCTGTACAAAGATATAGTCTTTCGTTACAGTTAGATCAATGGTGATTAATTCTCCAAAATATTCTGATACGCCTGAGACAAATAATTTCAAACCTGATTCAACTTGTACACTTGAACTTCGTACAAAGTCATACCCGAATTCATTCACTAACAAGATTTTTAAGTCTTCCATCAATGTTTTCTTATCCATTCTTATTCCTGCTTTCTTATTGTTTATTATATTCGGCAATCATTTGACGAATTTCATCAGATGAGTTAGGGTTAAAGTTTTCATATGAATGAATATTAAAGTCTGCGTTTCCCTCGCTATCCTCAAAAGTAACCCGATCTTCTGAAAAAGTAAACTTAGCTTCTTTATCAACGTTGGTATTTACAGCTTTAATTATCATGACGGCATAATCGGGATCATCTGTATTAAAGTCATCTTCTAAAATAAACCACCCCTTCATATTTACAAAACGATGTGTTGCTGTGAAAATTTCATAAAAAAGCGTCGGATTAATCATTACATCCCCTCCCATACTCGTTGCTGTTCTTTTCCTCGACCCATCAATTCAGATATTTCGTCAAAGTCTTTAAGGACATCTTCTAGCAGGATGACTTCATTTCCATATCCATCGTTAGCACGAGTGCCATCAGGCGTAATATGGATGTAAGTTAACTCATTTGACAAGGTACTTGCCCGCAAACAAACATCCGTGGCGTCGTATCCTACGCCTATTGTAATGACTACACCATAGTCTTGCATAATGTTCATCATCAATTGAGTAATGTCTTCGATACTGACGGGGTCGCCAAGATCCTTACTCCCCCGTGTATCATTATCTTCATTTTCTATGATTATTTTTAAGATTTCCCCTATTGTATCAAAAAAATAAGCAGTGAGTAACGGCACATGGTGGTTGGATTCTAGCAGATCTCGACTAACTCCGCCTTTCGAAATATCAATTAAACCCTGTGGAGATGATACAAATAAGTGTGGGTCATTCCCATCAAACCCAACTCCTTCAATATTTGTAAACGGAATATCTTGTTTATCCAATTCTCCCATTAATACCCGAATAATATTTTTACTCATCGTCTTTTTCATATCCTTCTATTTCTTCATAGGCGTCGTTTAAGCTTTCGTTAATTGATGGAGCTATGATAGATGTTTTTGGTACGGTGCGTGTCACAATTGAGAACCTGTTATAGCAATGCGGGCATAGATAAACTACCGTTTCAGAAAATGTTTGGTCTTCATTAAAATGGGGGTCATACCCCATACCAACGCTACGCTCAATAAAGTCTGTCCCACACTTGAAACATTTAACGTGGGCTGCGGTCCAAGTGTCGGGATCAAAATTAACGAATGTGTTACCATTGTAAACGTAGATTTCTTGTAATTCATTACCGAATACATCGTGAATTACCTTTAAGCTTTCATTACTTCGTAGTTTGTCAACTAAAAATCGTGAGTCTGCCATTATTTAATTCCTTTCTCGTTTTAATCCATTGGGATATAGTATGTTAAATTCCTTTTTATACCAAGAACTATATCGCTCAATAACGTCAAGTTCATCCAAGTCATTCATTTCACGCCACATTTGACCCAACATGTTCTCACTGTTCTTTTGCCCCACAATTTCATTAATTACCTGCATCGGGGACATATCATTACCTTCTCGTGTAAGGTTTACCATAGCTTGGAACATAAATATTTGTTCTGGAATTGTATGATCTGCATATTTAGTTCTACCATTTACGTCTTGGGACATCTTTAGTTTCCTCAACTTTTTTAGTTAATAGAAAGATTCTTAAATCATCTGAATCTGTCACGTGTATCTTTTGATAATTATAAAACATAACAATACTATCTGGAGCAGTGTCTTCATAAATAAAATATCCAGTATCCAAGACGATTACATACGTGCCTTGTGATCCATCAATAACATCCTGCCGCACATCATTTAATTCAACCTGTTCTGCTTCCCATATCTCATCACGATAAAGCGGGGATATCTTTTGTTTTAATATTTGTAAATTTCCATAACCATTCCCGTACAGAATACCAGATTTCTTAGAAAAGTACATTCTATCACCTCCTACAAATAATATTATATCATGACATACGCAAAAAAGCAAGCCAATTAAGACTTACTTTCAAGGTGTTCTTTAACTTTCATGAGCACTTCTTGTAATACTTCTACTTCTTCAATATCCGTCAACCCATCAAAATATTTAAAAGCTTCTGGGTGGTTTTCAGAGTCATTAAATCCAGCATTAATTGCTTGTGACGTGGCTGTAATTGGATAGCTAAATTCTAACGATTTAAGATATTGTTCATAAAATACATTAACTAACTCTTCTCGACTAGTCAATTAACTTCACCTCAATATCATACATCGGTACTTCAAGTGTCTTTGGTAATGTTTTGTAGGCTGGGGTACCCTCGCTACCATAAACAGTTGTCACAGATTTTGTTTTTTTTGCAATTAGCTTAACGATCTTTCCTGAACCGTGTAACCGTTCGATTTTGTCGTATCCTTGCTCTGATAAATATTGAGTTAAGATTGTTGCGATCAATTCTCGTTTATTAACCGTAATATTTAAATTTTCATCTACCTTAAATAGATCTATAATATTATTGAATGCTGTCGCAAACGATTTTGAGTATTCATATTCTTCCTCTGACATTAATACCTTTTTTTCCATGATTTTCCTCCATTTTTTAACTTTTTAGAAAAATGACCTCGTGAGAGCTTCTGTGAGACGTTCTAAAACTTGAAACGTATAATTAGTCTCAACAAACATTAATCATGCACACGTGAACTGTGAAGGGTATTCCAAGAAGCCCTGTCATCTATGTTATCGGTGTTCATTTTTCATCCATAAAATCTACCTTTTATTTAAATCTCTACCACATATCGGGCAATAATTGATTGCATCAGCAGCAAACCCTCTGCTTGTACTCATTTCGATCCAATAATACCCTTCATCATCTTTGTAAACAATTGTCTCCCAATCTAACTCTTCAATTATTGGTTTCGGTGATATACCACAGTATTCACACTGTTCTTCTGTCAATTAAAATACCCCTATCTACGAAAATTGTCAATGTCACTATATAGCATAAAACATAGTACAAACGCCAATGCAATAATTGTAGTAATAGCGACTGCCGCTTCTGTAATTGTCATAATTGCTCCTACTTTCCTTTTACATATACAAGAGTGCCGGTAGTAGAATTTGCAATTCGGGGCGTCAATGTTGTTGAGACCGACACTCCATATCCACTGCTGGCACCAGTAACAGTAGTTTTAATATATTCAATTTTTGTTTGTCGATCCATCAAGATTTCAATAACGGTTGTGTTGGATTCTTAACGGATTACATCACGACTAATTGTTTTAAACGCAGTTGTGTTTTGAGATAAACTTGTTGTCTTTGCTGGAACAGTATTTGTTTCTCCTTTATTACACCCTACTAAAAGTAATACTGGTAATAATAAAGCAACTAACATTTTCTTCATTCTTATCCCCCTAAAATGGTAAGCGTTCTTCATCTTTTACTTCGTATACAACTAAAGCTGTAACATAATTTGCTCCTCCGTACCGGTCTTTTGTACGAAAAGTTGACATAGTGACAATACTAATATTAGGTGATCCTTCTAACCATTCATTGATTGTTCTTGAAAGTTTGTTTAATCCTTGTTCTTGAAAATATGTTGTTCTTTGCATAATAATTCTCCTATTCTAAATAACCGTCATAAATAGTCAGCGAAGTTGGTTCGTCTCTATTTTCTTTATTTACGATAACGCCAAACTTAACTGTATTTACAAGCAATAACATATCTTCAAACTCAAAATTATCAATATAAGACTCTGGTATTGAAAATAGTCCAGCCTTCAATGATAATTTAAACCCGGCTTCTTCTAAAGCTTCTCCATAATCTTCCGTTACATTACTACTATATGCCGTTTTAATTCTTATCTTCATTCTTCTTTTCCTCTTGATATTTCCCGTGATCATCCACAACAGTGAATAATACTCCGATTAATGTAACAACAACAAACACTCCTAACATACTAACTAATCTCCTTTTAGGATGCTAATATTAATAGTTCTAACATTTTCTCTGATACTTCTGACATGCCGTTCCTCCTAAGCCTAACTGATGATAACGCTTGGATAATTCCCATCATTAGATAAACAATACTTAACACGATAACCCAATGCAATAAGTTTGTTTTCAATATTTCTTGTTAAGTAATCTCCAGATCTATCAATTAATCCAAAATCGCTTACTTCAATCATAATTTCACGCTGTCCCTGAGAGACATCTTTCAAAAGGTCTCCAATTACGTCTTCCCAACTTTTAGCTTTCGTACCTGTAGTTAATCTCATCGTTTCTGCACTTAACATACTATTTTCCTCCTATTCAATAACCATAGTATAACATACATTTAATTGTATGTAAAGAAAAAGAGAGGCAGCTGCCTCTCTTAATTAACTATTTTGGAATTGCCAACACTGCATATAACTTGGCGCTAATTGTGATGGGGGCACCATCGTCTGTAAAACTTAATGATACAATCCGTGTGTTATCCCAAGTTTCTGAATCAAGTGCATAGGCGCCTTTGATTTCTTCAAATACTTCGTGTGCTTTTAATGGATCAACTAAGATTGTAGTAACTGATCCATCTTCTTGAATAAAGTCCATTAGGTAATTCATTATTCTTCGCCCTCCCGTTTGATTAGAGTGAATACAAAATCATTGGCTTCGATAACTAACTGACTACCATTCTTTCGTGAATGATATTCAAGTTCACCATCTTCTGGTACAGAATTTTCAATTTCTTTTACTAAAGCAACATATGCTGACTGATATGAATTGAAGTACCGGATGATATCTGACTGATAGACGTCAAAGTTTTCTACTCGTAATTCATAAAATTCTTTCATTCATCTGCCTCCATATCATCAAACGATCGTTGCACCCAGTCTAGCATCATTTCACGTGCTAAAGGAATATTACCTTCTGTTCGATCAATGAGTGACATTGCCGTTGCTGAGAAGAGGGCTACAAGTGTTTCGTCTTCGTCCATTGTGCTAGCTAATCCAGCTGGGACGTCATCACGTAAGTTGATTAAGACTTGTTCATCGCCATCACGAACATCTAGGTCCTCTGCAAACGTTCCGCCTAAATCAGACACTTCTTCTTCTGGAAAGTCGTTATCAATTCCACTCATAAAATCATCAATTGCGCTCATAATTATTCCTTCCCTTCATCGTCGGTATCATCGTCGTCTTCAAATTATTCTAATAAATTGCGCAAAGTATCTACCGGATCTTCATCGCTGTTTTGAATTACTGCTGATGCAAATGCGATACCCAAGTAGGCTGCTACTTCGTAAATATCGAAGTCTTCCGCATCAATCCCTACTGGACGACCATCTTTAACTTCAATTACCACTTTACCTGTTTTCATCATTATTCCCCCTGTATTATGCCCAAATAATTTCTACATACTGCACTTGAACGTCATCATCTTCTGTGAATCCATAGTTATAAGTTAATTCAAATCCTAAGTCATATAATGTCTTCTCGTTATCTCCAGTTAAGTGAAAGTAATCAGTACGATCATTAGGGGCGAATTCATTAATGTTAATTCTAACAGATCGTCCATTTTCTAAAGAACCATTCAACGCTTTCCAGATAACCTGATCGAATGGCGCTGGTTGATGACCGGTAATTCGTCTCATTGTTTTTGCACTTGGAAACCCCTTAACAGATGGATTTAAATGAAGGCTATTTTTCTTTTGCGTCAGATGGTCTGATTCTTTTTCTTTCCTATCTTGTCGATTGCTAGCAATGACAGCATAGATAATAACTACCAAGAATGCTAATAATTGAATGAAGTGTTGTTCGTTGAGTGCCATGATATTCTCCTTTTTTTTATTAAATATATTTCCATTCGCTACCGTCTAGCGGCTTTCTTTGCCCTTTTGCATACCTTGAAATTGTACTTTTTCCTAACCCCATGAACTTCGTAGCTTCTGAAACTGACCTAAATCTATTGATTTCTAACCCATCTTTATATTGAGCAACAGGTTTGCTATTCTTTTCGCCAATAATCCTTGCTGCGCATTTAGGGCACCCATGACCGTGAGTAACAGAGTCACTCGTCGCCGCCCAATTGTTGCTGCACACTTTACACTCCCATAAACATTTTGTCATGGCGTTGTAATACCCTTCTACATAAAAGATACTTGAATTAATAGTTTTTGCTTTTTCAACCATTGTCCCAACACTTTGAACCTAAGAATCATGATTACGCTTTTTAGCAATTGGCTCACTGTTATTATATTGATAAGTACACCACATTAGATTGCTTGCATTATTGTTAAACGGATTACCATCAATATGATGGACTACAGTGTTGATTTCAGAGTGAGGATTTGGGATAAACGCTTCTGCTACCAAACGGTGAACCTTATAAAAATGTTTATTATCAAGACGAACTGTTAGTCGTTTTGATTCTCCACTTCCAGTAAAATATTCAGGTACTGCTTTCCTATTATCAGAACACCTAACACAACCATCCGAACAAACTTCAAAATTTTTTATTTTTCCAATAATCGGCACCCAAATCCTATGTTCCATATCGCATTCCTCCTGTTTCGTCTGTTCTGTGAAAAGAATGTTTTGCGTCCCATTTCATAGGGTTCCCAGATTGTGGTGGTACACGAGAGTTAACGTGAGCATTACTTTTAATATTACTTGGATTTTCAGCTCCATAAATACCTAATTTTTCCTGAGTCTTCATTGATACTGGTTTAAATTTCATGGGCATTACCTCCCGTAAGTACGATCGTTGTATTCACCTCATAGAATTTATCTGTTACCCCAATCAAATACGCTTCTTTAACAGCTGTCGCTAACGTTTTAGTCTCAATGGTCGTTTCTTCCGCTAAATCGTATAGTGCTTTTTCATAAATATACATAGTAACTTCTTTTTCTTGCAGGTGTGGATCTCGTTCGTTTAGTCTGCGAAGCTTCTCCTGAACACCTTTTAATCCTGTACCTCTAAGTGTGATTTCCATATCTGTTTCCTTCTTTCTAGTTAGTGCGCTATTTACGTTTTTTACGATGATTGCGTTTCTTCCCACCCCACCGACCTTTTCTATATAGTCCTTTATCACCGTGCTTGCTAGCATACTTATTAAATTTAGCATTGGCCTCATCCATCACCCTGTTATGATCTTCAATAACTCCCATTGCACTCACCTCCTATTAGTTAATAAATATATTATAGCATCTTTATATTAATGAGTCAACCTACTTGTTTATTTAATTTATACGTGATACAATAGTATTATACAATAAAGTAATACTATTTAGTTGACTTTTAGTATGTTATGTGTTGTAATTAACTTACAATTAAATACAAAAGTTCAAGGCTGTTGTTTTATCAATGGTAACCGGTCCGATGTGCATCGTTAAGTACATGTACGTCCGAGAGAAACTTTAGATGAGATTGAAGACTCTTGGAAAGACGTTAGCCGAGTAAAGCGGTCAAGCTCGGTACCTGTAGAGCATTCACTTCGTTGTGTTTGTATCAATACGGGACGCTAACGCTTCTATAAAGTAGTGATATTTGATAGGGGTTATGCAGAAAAGACGGCGGCGAGGAAACGCTTGTGAGCAACATATCGGTCCTTTAGGATTTATCTGCCCCATGATGAGGGTGACACTTTTAGGATGACGATTCACAGGTGAGGGAAGCATATAGCAACTCATTCAAGCGTATATGGAAACAGCGCAATACCGAAGGGGCTTCATGCCGGTATGAAAAGTTTGAGGATTATCTGAAATGATAATCATAGTCAATCTCTTATGACGACGGGTTCTCAGTGTTCGAACTCTCGAAATTACTAATTGTCCTTTAGTCTCTTTAGTGCGCTCTAAAATAAGTTCACTTTTAGTAGCAGGCAATTAGTATATTTCCTCTAGGAAACTCGTATTCAAACTCTCACATTAGCCCAGCTTGGTCTTGATCTTAATTACTTATCTTTTGATTAATTGATTATTAATTAAGTTAACTTAAAACGGTTTACATAATACTAGCGTAACGTAGCAACAGAGAGGATAAGAATTATCGTTAACACGAAGACATACAGTATAGTAATAGAGCATCTCAACCAAGCCGGTTTCTAAGGCGTAAACATTCGCACTATACATACAAGGAGGTGATTAAATGATTAATGGGAGTAATCCGCTAAAGGATAATTATAAATCTGTAGAAGAACAGTCCAAACAATTGAAAAGATTATTAGAAATTGTTGAATTTCCTAAGAAGAAAAAGTAATTAATAATGTAAACTATTGTTGACTTATATGTATTTTCGTGCTATAATGGTATTATTGATAGGAAAGGAATGATAATATGACATCTGGCGATCAGCTTGTTGCATCTACTTTAGTTATTGTTGATGCAGAAATGCCGAATCTAATTAAACGTTGGGTTGGACCAACGGGAACTTGTGAAGAATTAGATACTTTTGTGAGTCAACTTAAAGTACAAGATAACGAATATCGTAAAGAATGGCGATTAGGTAAGAATGAAGATTATGCTTATGCCATTTCTCGTAGATATACTGTTGTCAAGGCTGGTAAGTAATATGCCAAAATCTTTTGCAAAAAAAGTTAAACTGGACGGTTATACCTTTGATTCTATGAAGGAAGCTAAGTTTTATGAAGATTACATCCGTGATAGCGGGTATAGTTTTACTGTTCATGAAAAATTCCAACTCATCGATAAGTATAAGATTGGGAATTATAATATGCATGGAGTCACTTATTCTCCTGATTTCGTTATTAGAAATCAATGTGGAGAGATCATCCACGTATATGATGTAAAAACAGGGTATACTTCATATGCTATTACAACTGGTGTAAGCCTACGATTTAAAATGTTTACTTTGAAGTATGGTGTGCCGGTGGAAGTTGTTGTTGTTAGGACTCGTGATTTTAAAACTAAGATAGTTGGATTAACTAAAAAAACAGATCCACAAGTAAGAAATAACGTTTCCTACCGTTGGGACAGCGGATATTAAAATGAAAAGAGGTGTAAGATGTGGAGGAGTGGGAAAAACTATATATTGTATATGGTCATGACTTTAAGGGCAATTATGAAGTTAGTGATTGCGGGGATGTGAGAAGCATTGACCACTACGTGAACGCAAATACTGGTACGAGATTGGTGAAGGGGAGGATTCTTTCGTATGATATTGGGAAATCCGGGTATAAAAGAGTTGGTCTTAGCGATTCTGGAAGAGTCAGAAAAACCGTTAACGTCCATACGCTTGTTATGTTAGCATTTGTTGGGGATGCTGACGGACTTGTTATCAATCATAAAGACGAAAACAAGTTAAACAACAAATTGAATAATCTTGAATATGTAACACAAAAACAAAACTTAAATTATAAAAACGCACAAAAGAGAAGAGTCCACACACGAACATTTAAAGTTGGGTATTTTACAGAAACGGGAGTATCTTTTTTTGGCAATATAACTAAAGCCGAATGTTTAACCGGTATTGATAGACATAAAATCAGAAAGTCAATTAATAGTGGTGGATTAATTGACTGCTGGAAAGATATAAAAACTAAAACAGGTTTTGAAAATGAAGAAGTAAGTTGGCAGCTTACTCTATAATAAGGAGGCGATGACTTTGTACAGATCTTTTATTGGGAAGTTAGATAACAAAACGTTACCGGAACTACGAAAGAAATTCTATTCAGAATACTTTCAGCAAGTAGAAGACGCAGGAGAACGATTAAAGATTGTAGAAACATTTTTTGATATAGAGGTAGGAGAATTCTTTGATGAGTACGTAGAACGAATCTATCATGTGTCACCAGTACAAGATGAAGTTGTAGCAGATGGAGATAATGTCCTTCAATTTTTAGCAATGATTGGCGACTACTTAGTACGTGGTAATGATAAAAACTATTCATTTGAACCAAGTAATTTTATTTCGTCAAGAGGTTGACATTAAATATATTTAATGATATAATATTATCATAGGTTAGTTAATAACCAAAACAAATTAGGAGGAATTACACTATGGCACAACTAACAGAACTAAAGACGAATGCGATTACGGTTATCGGTACGTTAAAAACGAAGGAATTGGAATTAGCTACTGATCGACAAGGTGAAACGATTATTAAAGGTCGTGTTACTGTAGAAGTTAAACAAGGGGATAAGGTAAATAACCTTACTTTAAATGTATACAATAAGCGAATTACAAAGTCTGGTAGTGTTAACCCATTCTTTGAAGGTTTGGTAACTGTACGAAATGACTACAAGGCATTAGATGACTTGCAAGATGGAGAAACTGCTGATCGAGTACGTGTTACTGGAGAAAATAGTTACAATGTGTATGAAAGCAACGGTTCATTGCGTGAATCAAATCGTCTTCGTGCAAGTCGTTTTACTCGTGTTGGTAACGACGTAGAAGATTCTGCACAAGGCGAAGTTGATGCAGTTATCTTAGGTTATGTTACAGAAGAAATTAATGATGAAGAAACTGGTAAGTTGCTTGTTAACGCATTTACTGTGGGTTATGGTGGCCGAGTTAATAAGTTAGTTAACTTAAAAGTTCCTGCTTCATTAGGTATGGATGACTACTTTGATGAAAACTCAACCGGTCGATTAAGTTATGATCTTTTAAACTATGTGGTTGTTAAAGAAACTCCTGCAGACGAATCAGAAGGGTTTGGTGATTTTCATTCAGTTGTTCAATCAAATTCTTACGTTAATGAATTGCTTATTACTGGTGGGAAAAACGTTCCTGATGGTACTGAATACGAAGAAGATCAAATTGCGGAAGCGTTGAAGTCGTTACGTGCTCAGAAAGAAGAAGCTAAGTCACGTGCAGCACAACAAAATAATCAGAGCCGGTCAGATGTTGAACAAGCAGCGGCTAAGACTGAAAATGCGTTTGGTTCAGCTAAGAAGCGTACAGACCCATTCGCTGATTCTAGTACAGTAGAAATTTCAGACGACGATATTCCATTCTAAAGAATGGTCTTAATGGATGGTCACTATGTGTATTATAAAGGAGAATAAGAATGCCTAAAGTAGATTTATTAGGAATTGAACCAATTAAGGTAAGTACAGATATCAAGAGTTATTCAATGCTGTTTTATTCTGAATCAAAGTTTGGTAAATCAACATTTGTTAACGACCTTTTTGGCGATCGAGTATTAAATATCATGACTGAAAAACGTTACAGTGCTTTAGAAGGGGCTAAGGTTGTCTATGTACCGGATTGGGCGACGTTTAAGTCTGTACTAAAAGAATTAAAGAAACCAGAAGTCAATGCGATGTATGATGCGATTTCTATTGATACTGTCGAAAACTTGTACGATTCACTAAACAAATATGTTGCCGGTCAATACGGTGAACAATTCGTTGGTGATGATAAGTCGATCGGATTTGGTCAAGACTACACCCGGATGGATAATGTTTGGAAACGGACTATGAAAGAAGTAGAATCATTAGACTATACTTCGATCTTTGTAAGTCACGTTCAAGATAAGATCGATTCTATTCCTATTGTTGATGTTGATGAAAAGACTCACATTGTTGGTGGCAATAAAACTACTGATAAGAACGGTAAAGAAGTTATTGAATTCACGAAACATCAAGCAAGTTTGCGTGAAAAGGCGTTGGGCGTAATCACAAAGATGGTTGATAACATTCTATTCGGAGAAATTGTGATTGGTAGTGATAACGAACAACATCGTGTAATTCATTTGCGTGGTACTCTTCAATATGATGCTGGTACTACATTTAAGGATGTACCAGACACGATTCAGTTCAGCGCTAAGGCTTATAAGGATGCAGTTGACAAAGCATTGGGTAAGTATGAGAATACAACTGATGATACTATTCGGCATTCTGATATTAAAGAAACTGAATATGATTTTGATGATATCATGGGATACGCTAAAGAATTAGCGATGGCATTTCATGAAGCTGGTAAAATGGGTGAAGTTACTAAGATCACTGATAAGGAACTTGGTAAGGGCGTACAGGTTGGTAGTCTTGATGAAACTCGTGTAGAAGAACTTGACGTTGTAACGAATGCGATGCATGATAAAGCATTAGAACTTGGTTTAGTAAAGGCTTAGGGAGGTCTGAGAATGGCATTATATCACTTCAAAGGTAAAAAGGGCGAGCGACACGAGATTGATGACGTAGGGCTTCGCCTTGCGGTTAAGATTAAAACTGAAATGCAAAAAGATACTGGTCGTGCAGCTTGGGGTCGTCTAGTTAAGATGATGAAGGATGAAGGGTATGATGTCGTTCAGACTGAAAGCTTTAGACTTCTTGTCAAGAACTTCAAAGCACGTGTTATTGATCCAGAAGATGACACTGAAATCACATCAGTTAGTGAACTTAACAAGCAGATTGGTGAATTGGCGATTGAAAAGCGGGACCTTCAAAATATCCGTCGTGATATGGGCAAAGTTCGTCGAGAAATGACAGACGGGGCTATCTTCAATCGTGAATTAATTGATGCTGTCAGAGACGGGATTACGATTAATGTTGTTAAAGGGGTAAAAGACATTGAACACGAATTAACAAATCAAACGTTAATTGCTGTACTATCTGATGTTCATATCGGAGCGCTTGTTAAGTTTAACGGCAACAAATATGACACATTCGTTGCTCACGAATTGATAGAAGAATACGCAGAAATTATCTTGGATAGGGTTAATAAAGAGCATCCTAGTGAGGTTATTTTGGTTGGTCTTGGGGATTATGTGGAACAGATCGCAATGAGACCAAATCAATTATGGACGGTTGATTCTGATTTTGGTACACAACAATCTAATGCAATTAAGTTTGTATCTGAGTTTATCTCAAGAATTGCTTATGGAGCTACGGTTCCAGTCAAAACAACGTTCATTGGCGGCAATCATGATCGGTTTAATGGCAATAAGAAAGATAACATTTATGGAGATACTTTCTCAACAACACTGTCAGAAGTGATGAAGATTGTTGCAGAACAGGTGCCTAACCTAACTGTTGTCGATCCTGATACTCCGTTACGAACGCATCTAAACGTTAATGGGGCTAAAATTAAATTTGTTCATGGTGACATTGATAAGATTGCTGACAAAGGTATTCTTGGAAAAGTATCTCAGTTTGATGGACGTATTTATGATGCTATTGTTGGTGGTCATTTGCACTCAGCTAGCATTCGTGAGGATTCTGGGTGGATTATTCAAAGCGGTAGTATTATTGGCAGTAATGAATATTCTGATAGTTTAGGTGTAAGCTCAGAACGATCTCAGGTTATCTTAATGGTTGATGGTTTTGGAAATATCACTCCAAGTATTATTAAATTATAGTTGACGCAAAGTAAGTTAAATGATATAATGTTTATATGGTGTAGAATGTTAAGGACGATTACCTCAGATAGAAATCTTCAAATTCGGGTTTGGTCACCCGGATACATAATGTAACACTTGACTTTACATACTGTTTATTATATAATAGTATTACAAACTTGAAGGGAATGAGACAGAAGAAGGTCTTGGAGACCGGATAAGGACGGGGTAGGAGCCGTAACCTAAAAAATTAGAAGGGATGTTAATGGACGTAAAAAACGAAACAGAAATTTGGAAACCAATTATTAACTACGAAGGATTGTATTGGGCAAGCAATTTTGGCAACATAAGAAATAGACATGGTAGAATTTTAATTCAGGGAATTAACAAAAATGGATATAAAATAATAGGACTTTCTAAAAATGGTGTTAAAAAAACGTTAAAGGTTCATAAAATTATCGCTAAATTATTCGTAGAAAACGATGATTTAAATGTTAACACCGTGACACATCACATAGATGGAAATAGGGGAAATAATAACTATAAAAATCTAATGTGGACTACTCAGGAATACAATGTAAATGAACCGATATCTATCAAGAGAAGAACTTTAAATGAACAAGAAGTTAATAATAAAGTTAAAAATATCCATTGCAACGTAACTTATGTTGAGGGGTATAAAAAATCTTGGGAAAAGTGTTGGTGGAAATGCGAAAAATGCGGATATACATGGGAAAGTGCGTTATATACGCTCATTAACGGCTCTGGATGTCCGCAGTGCAAAAACTAAAATAAAAAAGGATGGTAAATATTTTGAAAGATTTTGGAGAAACTATCGACCCATGGTTTATGAACCTAGAATTGGGTAAGCGGTTTAAGCAAGCTGGAAAGGTTCTTACTTTGAGCTACTACAAAGAAGGATTCACGGGTTGGTCTAAACCATCGTATGTATTAGCAGTTATTGGTGTATTGTTTCAATTGATTATCGGTTTAGGCGCAGGTATTACGTCGCTTGGTGTAATTGCAACGTTATCTGGGATTATTGGTTTCTTATGTACTGTTACAATCACAAACGGTAAATCCATTAATGGCTTACTTGGTGCATTGAGCGCATTAGGATATATCTTCATTGCGTTTAAAACCGGTAATTATTCAGACTCGATCATGCAAATTGTCTACTTCTTGATCCTTGATATTCCTATTATGTTTAGTCTTCAATGGGGAGAATTTAAGTCACGCAAAGCAACTGGTAAGAACTATGCATTGTTTACAGTAATCTTCGTAGTATTCTTATTCTTGTTATTCCACTTAGATGTATTCTTAGGATCACCACGTCCGTTGATTGATGCTTTAGCAGCAGCTATTGGTTTGACAGGAGCGGTATTATGCTTATATCGTTTCTCTGACCAATATTACTTCTGGTTAGCGCAGGGGTTGATGTCAGTAACCTTATGGGGTATCACAGCCGCATCAGGTCACCCAGTTTGGGTATTGTTGTTCACTTATGTACTATACCTTCTGAATGACTTAGTAGCATTCTTGTTCTCTCCTTGGTTTGGCAAAGGAAAGAACAAAGCAGTAGAAAAGTTAGAAACTGAAAACAATTAGTTTTACGCCCTAGTTAATTCTAGGGCATTTTTTTGTTGACTAAACTAACAAATTGCAGTATAATGTAATATATAGATAAGGAGGAACGACAATGAAGGAAATATTAAGATCTGAGTACCTATCAAAGCTTCGTAAAGATGATAAAATTTACTTTGACACGGGTATTTGTGGAATAGTTGCCATATATGATTCTAGTGATGAAATTCAGCCTATTTGTTTATTCTTTACGAATGATAGTGGTAGACGCATCTTTGGAATCGAGACTCTTTGGCCTTTTAAATATAACCTGTCTGATGATTTTGAGGGGCACGGTGTTGGTGAAGCAGTTAGCGTTAATATTGACGGGGAAGATTATGCTATTGTTAATGCGCTGTCAAAGGACAAGGAAATTATCATCCCGTTAAAAGATACTATCAACGCTGGACGCTTGCTTGCTGACACGTTAACTCGTTTATCCGATACCTTTAAGTCTAAAGAAGATACTGATATGAAAACTTATATCAGAATCTCAGAATTAGTAAGGGTTGTACTTGGTGAAGATGATGAGAATTATGAATTAATTCAAACGCAATATTTTGCTAATGAGGATCGTTATCGGGCGCACATTTTAAATGTTCGTGAACATCAAGTATATTTTGCTGACTATACTGAAGATGATGAAGGGCTTCATTTCACTGACTTTGTAAATGGGTTCACAGTAAACCAGAATGATTTCAATACTGTTATTCAGTTAGGGGAAGAACGATAATGGGCTTTATAATCGGATTTTTTTCTGGACTATTAATCGGTGCAGTTATTGTATGGATAGTTTCTATATTCGTTGATGACGATGAATTCAATGAAAGCGAAGCTGCTATTCAACCTGCCGTCGGAGAAGGAATGGCAGGGGTTACTAGACTTAATAAGAGAGCATTTGATAATCAGTTTGTTCTATATGGTGGATCAATTTACCGGGCTGGCCTAGTTAATATATTTCCTGACCATGATGAATATTACTTAACAAAGCATACAATTAATGGTATTGTGGGATTGAGCAGTGTTGAGGATAGATTTCTACAATGGACTCCATTTGAATATCAAGAACATCAAGAAGTATTTTACCATAACAGAATGGTGAAAATTATAGATCGGATTCAAGGAGACCAAAAGATTATATATAGGGTTGAAGATATTAACGGGGACCATATGCACAATACAGTTGATGCAGATCAATTAACAACTGACGTTCCTGAATATCAAACTATCTATTATCCAGACGGCAGCTTTAAATTCTATAATACAAAGGATGGTAAATTCAATTGTTAGAAATTAAAAACAGTGAACTACTCAGCAAGTTCGGTGAAGGTGATGCGATCATTAGTGAAAACTATACGATGGTAGCGTTTGAATTAGACCCAAAAGATGAAAATCAACCAGTTGAATTCAGGGTTTATGATAAAGGAACAGCCGAGCATATGGATGTTAACTGGCCTTTTAAGGGATCATCGCCTATCTTTGATGGAGAAATGCCAGAAGAAGCTGAACATGAAAAGATTGACTATATCTTAATTGGAGAAGAAATGTACCATTATAATTCAGATACTAGAAACTTTGTTTTACAAACCGATAGACGCCAATTCAGTCAAGAAGGCAATGATCTTGCAGAGGTATTTGAATTTGAAGACGGTACATTCTTGGCGAGGTTGTGGAATAGTGAGTGTGAGAGCGATCTTGGATACCAGTCAACCGTTATTTTAGCTGATGAATTATTTAAGGCGAAATTGTATGATACAGGCTCTAGTGAAGAAAAAGATTTTATTGCTCACACTTATAACGGATTCTTTAGAATAGTTACTTTAAAATAATCATTAGACCAACTTGACGGTTGGTCTTTTTTGTAGTATAATAGGTTTATAAACTAAAGGAGGAGATTAATATGAGCGAATTTGAAGAAGCAGAGGCACGAATTGATGATCTTGAAGATGATTTAAACGAAGCTTATGATATTATTGCTGATAGAGAACATGAACTTGCAGACGTGACAGAAGAAATTGAAGAAATTCGTGAAGAGCGTGATAACGCTTTAGAAGACTTGCAAGATGCTCAATCAGAATTAGATGAATCAGAAGACGACTTGATGCGTTTGGAAGGCAATTTTGATTCTCTTCAAGACGAATATGATGACCTTTATACAAATGGTCCTGATGATATGGATGACCGTATTGAAGCCGCTCATGAAGAAGGAATTAAAGAAGCAGTTGAATTGTTAGTTAACCTGCATAATGAAGTTGTTATCTCTGACAGTCAATTTACCAAGATCATGAATGAAATTACTGTTAAACATCGTATTTCTGATATTATTCCGGGATATGATACAAAATAAGAAGGTTTGTTATGAAAGAATACGAACAGGGAATGGTACTAATCAATAATCGTTCAGGCTCAGAACCATCTATTGTTATTCATGACGAAGATCTAGGGTTTGCCATCTTACTTCTGGAGCAGGGTTTAATTGATACGGATTGGATGAAATCTTTAGAAGACTTATTTGATGTTTACGGTGAACAAGATGATGAATCCGTTCCGTATGATATTATTGCTAAGACAGTTCCGTATGATCCAAAAGATACGTTAGTTTATCAAGTTGCACATTCATCCGTTCATGACGGAGACCTGTACGTCGTTATTGAAGATTCTGGAACATATGCTCAATATAGCATTGAAAATGCTGAGGTTTCGACAGAATGGTATGATAGTTTAACTAATTTATATGACGCTGAATTTAAGATTGGCGAAAAGCCAATTGATATTTACTTGCAAGATCCAATTAAATAGGAGGATAGGAATGAAGACTTTTCAGAAGATCAAAACATTAGATAACGAACTATTACGTGAAGGGCAGTTACGAGATAAAGGCGTAGACGTCTTATCATTTGAAAAAGGTGATCGTATTGTAATTACAGAAAAACTTGATGGGTCCAATGCGTCCGTTAAATATAAGGGAGATGAAATTCAAGCGTTCTCTCATCACCGTAAACTTGATAAAGACAATACGCTTAATGGATTTTATGGTTTTACACAAAGCACTGATGCATTTAAGGATCTCCCAGAAGGAATTGTAGCATTCGGTGAATGGTTGACGCCACATCGCTTGAAATACCACATGTCCCACTATAAGAAATTTTATTTATTTGATGTATTTGATGAAAGTACTGGAGAATACTTGGGGTATAATGGAGCTTTAAGTTTATATAAGCACACGCTCTCCAATTATGATAATATTGAAATGGCACCTATTATTTATTCCGGTAAAGATGTTCGTTTAATTGAGCTTAATCAAATTGCTGTAGACCAAGAACATCAATCGGTAATGTCTGTTAATGGAGATATGGAAGGCATTGTCGTTTCTGATCTTGATAAGGTAGTTCCAATTGACGAAGGAACAAAAGGCCCGATCCGTATTAAGATTGTTAATCAAGCGTTTCGAGAGACGAAGATGCCTAAAGGAACTGGTGGAAATGGTAGTGGAGATTTAAAGGTTTGGTTAGCTAACAACATTACGTCTGCACGAGTAAGCAAAGCTATTGAATCAATGCGGGAAGATGGTAAGTTAACTTCTAAAGTGAGCTTTGATTGGATGAAAAACGGAAATAATGAACAGATCGCATTAAAAGTTCTGTTGGATGCAATTGAAGAATCCGAAACGTTACCTCCAGAAATTAAAGATTTATTACGATTCTCTAAAAAAGCTACAGATAAGTTTGTTGCTTTATCTATTAAGGGGATGATTTAATGAATATGGAGGTTGAATTACCTGTAATTCCGCAGGAAATCGCTGATTATATTGAGTCTGAGAAAGCGTTTGGTAAAGAAAATGATATTAGCTGTCTGGGAAATATCTTTTATGATGCTTTAGAGTTCGGAGATCCAACAGGATGGGCTGGCTGGATCTATGACCACGAACGTGAGGTTGCGTTAGCCTATTTAGTCGGATATACAATTAAATAAAAATAACACTTGTAATTATAACTCAATTGAGTTATAATTATTACATAAGTTAAGGAGGAATGAATAATGAAGATTGTTGTTAAGACGAAAAACAAAACAGTCAAGAAGTTAAAAGTAGGAGATTTTACTATTGATGGGCCTAGCAGATCATCTATGTTGGTATTCGAGGCTGACGGGGAACGCTATCAAGTTGGTTTAAACGATGGGCACGTGGTTTCTGCTTCATTAGATGAAGATGGTCGAATGTACTTTTATATTACGGAACATAAGGCGAAATTAAAAGTTAAGATCAGCGATGAGGACTTTTTAAAATTGAGTAATGACTTTAATTATGAAGTCGGCCAGATTATTATTTTTATGGGGCAAGCATATATCAATGTCTATAATGACGAAACTGAAAAGTTTGCGCAAGTTTGTCTATCCAGTGGCTTTTCTAACGGTTGGTATGATTCATTAGAAAAACTTGAAGATAATATCAAGAATTCACTTGAAAGGTTGTATAATAAAGATATTAAAGAAAAAGGCTGGGGATAAAAATGGAAGATGAGATTGAAAAAGTAATTGAAAATATTAATTTAGAAATTTATGAATTGAGAACAAAAAATGATAAACTTGAACGGTTTTTGGATTTACACGGTAATGATATTTCAAAAGAGCAAAAATCTCTGTTAGATCAGCAAAGTGGACTACAAGTAACTTTAATTAGCGTATTAACTGATCGTCGTGATGATTTGTTAAAATCAGAATAGGAGGAATATATTATGGTTAAAGTAGGAGATATCGTAACAATTAAAAGTGTTCAAGGGTTAGAAAATCGCACGGGGCACCGACATATTCATTTAAATGAAGAAATGAACTATTATGCTGGTGAAACGGCGAAGGTTGATAGTATTGATGATCGTGATGACTCATTTACACTGAAAGATGTGATTGGTCTGTATAATGGCAATCAGTGGTATTGGGATAACACCATGACTAAGAAACAAAAGTTTTTCATTAAGCTTGGTAATGGAGACTTTGTGAATATCAAAAAAGAAGAAGACGAGTTATTTGTTACAGATAACAGAGTTACCTCGGATGTTGACACTCAGTTTAAGATCAAGAAGGCTAAGAAGATCAAGAAGCGTTTCTTAAAAGAATTTGATAATTATAACGAATCTGATGTAAAAATCGTCCCAGTGCTAACGGATGCTGATATTACGGTATTTTAACTGTAATTATGATTGTTACACTTTAGAAACGCCGGTATATCAACGTTTTGAAACGCTAAAACCTAAATAAAAGTTGAATTTTATTTAAGACGTGATTTTGACACAGGAAAGGATAAATTATGAAATACAAAGTTGGAGACAAAGTTCGAGTTAAAGATAGCTTGATCTCAAATGAAAGTTATGATGGTATTATATTTGTTGACAGTATGGAAAAATACGGTGGTGAAACTCATACTATTACAAAAATTAATGAAAGTTATTATGGAATTGATGAAGATGGGGACTGGAATTGGTCTGATGGTATGCTAGACCCGGCAGATAAAAAAGAACGTTATATTGTATTTTTCGGAGAAGATCGAAGGTTTTATCTTGGGTCACTTGATGGCAAAGGGATTCTCATGAAATACAACGGAATTGATGAACTTGATGATATTGCTGGTTTCACTCAGAAAAAAGCACTTAAATTGATGCAAGGTATTAAAGGAATCGGAAAAGTCGAATTCGTAAAGTTAGAAAAAGAATCTGATGAAGAAAAAACGCTGTACGTAGTATCGGATACTTCTAAAACTTTAGGTTTCCAATTCTTAAATCATGAGGTAGTTAATAACACGTATTGTTTTCTTGGATCTGGAGAAAACGCATTATACAAAACCCACCTAACTAAAAAGCAAGCGTTGGAAGGAATTAATAGGTTAAAAGATGTTATTGATTTAAATTGTTTAGAAATTAAAGAAGTTTAATTAACTAATAGGAGTTGACGCTCCTATTTTTTTGTGCTATAATATATATTGATAGATAAGCGAGTGAGACTGGGACAGGCAGACTTGCAGAAAAGTAGTTAGTTAGTTTATCAATGATATAAAATAGGAGGAATTACTATGTTTAATAGCGAAAAGGAATATGACGATCGAGTATTATATTTAGAAGCACGGGAAGCTGAATTAGAAGATTTAATCAATGAAGGTATTGCACGAGAATCTAATTTAATGGATCGTTTATCTGAGTCAGAGGGTACGAACGAAGTTCTTCGGAAGAAATTAGAAGATCAAGTAAGTATTAACAGCTCGTTAAGTGATAGGATTAGCGCTAGCGATATTCAGTCCGGACCATTATTATCATTGCCGTCATTTCTTATTAGTGATGACGAACGAATTGATGCAGTTCATCCAGACCACTACGATAACGGTCACGGTGATGTTATCGAACACTTAGAAGGATTGTTCTCAAAAGATGCGTATGAAGGGTTTATGGTTGGTAATGTAATTAAATATCTGGAACGCATGAATAAGAAACACAATTCTCCATTTGAAGATATTGATAAGGCAACCTACTATATTAAACGATTGCGTGAGTTCGAAGAAAAGCAGGTGAAACAATGAAAGAAATTAAGTATTTTGAATCTCCTAATGGTGGTATGGTTCAGACGATCATCGTTAGAACCGCTAGGGATAACTATTACGATGCGATGATTCTTGTTTTAGCTGTTGGTAATACGTCTTCTAAGGCCATTTCAGAGTTATTTGATGATATGTTCCCGGAAACAGTAGCTGTACGAGTCATTGAAGTAAAGGCTACTAATTATATTAATGATAATTTACAAGAACTTACAGAAGATATCAGTCAACTAAACGATCGAACTGTTGAAAATGCAATGAAGATTGTGACTAATTTATTTCAGTATGCTAAGTTCGCTGAACGAGATATTTCAACCACAGAAAGTAAAGAAGGTTAAATAATATGAGTGTAACCAAAGATTTACAGGCGTTTGTATTAGGGTATTTTGAAGATAACAGAATTGAATTACGAGAAATTGTTAATGCAGTAATCGAAAATCAAAAACGGTATTATCAAGACTTAGATCGAGTTGAGGTATTACGTGCGCTAGATGCGATTCTAAGCAAGCGTGATGTACTACAAGCGATTAGTGTTGCAATCAACCTAGATGAATTGGCTGAACAAGGGTTGTTACTGGGTCCGCTGCAAGAACTTGTATCCAACGATTATCCATTCTATGGTGTCGATGAAGGCATCGCAATGCTGATTGGAATGGAAAACGGGCCTATTGCATTAAGTAATTTTGGATTCCAAGATGTTGTTAAGTCTGGGGTAGCTAAGCGTCTTGACGAAGAACAAAAGAAAACTGGGCGTGTACGAACGCATATTGATGATGTAGTGAGTGCGCTAGTTAGTTCAACTGCAGCAAAGGTTAGTCACACACGAGAAAATATTGAGGAGAATGCCTAATGAGTGAAGCAGAAGAAAAGTTATCGGCTATGATTTTGGAAGATTTGGAAACACGTGATGCACTTGCATCATTGTACTTATTTGACGATGAATTTGTGCAGCGTTTAATGAAAATTGTATTTGACGAAGAAAAGAAAACCGATCTAAAAAAGGATATGGTTGTAGGGCAGATTAAGGAAATTGAAAATGAAGTCGGGCTTGATTTACTTAGTTTCTTCAAAAATCCAGATGAGGTGTTTGATTAATGAAAGAATACCTTGTCACAATCTTACGTAATCCGATCTGCTCAAAGTGTGACTTTACAGAACGAATGTTTAGATCCGCTGGGATTAACTTTGACGAGAAGCTTATTCCAGAACTTAATGACAGTGAGCTGCAAGAAATCAGAGAGAAAGGTTATATGCAGGCCCCTGTGGTGGTGGTTGATATATGGGACCAGTACGAAGAAGATCCGATTCACTTGGAATGGTCTGACTTACAGGTTAACAAGATCAAAGATACTATCAAGTTGATTAAAGGAGAATAGTAATGGAAGTCAAAAATAGAGAACTATACCAGTTTGATAAGAAAGTTGGAGTACTACCTAGTGTAAAACGGATTAACAACAATAAAACACTTGGCAAAGATGTTGTTGTAACTACTGTAGGATCTGATTTAGTATTTGGAGATGACCAATTTGCGGCTTGTGTGTCTGCTGGCGGTGCAGGAACTCCGGCAGTAGCATTACACTTTGCTACTCTTCAACCAGCGTTAAGACAGAAGCTGACAGCTAATGCGTTTAAGTATGCTTTGTTAATCAGCTTTATTAAAGAAACAGAAGAATTCTTTTTAGTTGGCGCACGAGATAAGTTCACTGATAAAGAATTAACACAAGAAGAATTTGATTCGTTGTATGACAGTTTCGATGAAACAATTGGATATCCACAATAAATATTAAGAACCCTTGACTTTGGGTTCTTTTTTTGATATAATATTATTATAGAAATGGAGGAATTCATTATGGAAATTAGATATATCAATAAATCTCCGTGGCTAGTTATTGGGGGATTAGAATACCCTCTGGTTTCATTGAATGCATACTACGAAACTTCTGACGGTCACAGTGACGGTATTAATATGTTTGTAGCAGAATATATTTACGTTAATGGTATTCCAGATGCTAATGGAGAGTATCCACATTTCACTATTCGCATCGGAGGCGATGAATTATGAGGACTATTCATGTAATGGTTGGAGCTAGTGGATCTGGAAAGAGCACGTTTGTTGGCAATAATGTTAAACAAGGTGACTCGATCGTTGAATCTTATTTTATTCGAGAAACTAATGGCCTTGGGTATAGCAAAGAAGATAACAAAACTGTATTTTCACATGCTGAAAATGACGTTGAATCCTATATTGTTAATGGCGATGAAGGCAATTTATGGTTTGATGCAACTAACCTTGATCGAAATCAACGACGTATCAAGTTTAACAAGTGGACTGATATGGCTTGGGATACTGGACTGCCAGTAATAATTGAAATTCATTTTATGTTTGCTAGTATTTATACATTACTACATCATAATGAGCTTCGTGAAGATAGTGTAACGGTTCAATATCTATGGAATAATTGGTTGCCTGATATTCCTCGTGTTGGCGTAGATTGTCACAGTTTTACTTTTGAGGGTGCGGATGATATGATTAGCGAAGTTGGGCTACTAAAAATATTAATGAATTATACTGAAAATAACCCGTATCATTCAGAGTCTTTAAATAGTCACATTACAGATGTTGCTCTGGGATGCATTAAACAGGGACTGCCATTTGATATTGGATACTATCATGACACTGGAAAACCTTGGACGATTCATACAGACAACAATGGTATTACTCATAATATTGGTCATGAGAAGTTAGGAGCTATGTTTTACTTAGCTAGTAATATTAATGATCATATTATTAATAATAAGTTTGATTGGACCCATAACACAGAGGAACAGGATGGGGCTGAAATTATTTATCAACATATGAATGCCGTTAATAACGATGGGAAACTAGGAAAGAAAAATATTAAAAAGAATAAACTTGAAAAATTAGTACGGCGGATTGAATTATTCGCTGAAATTGATAAAGGGGCTGCGAAAAGAAAATGAAAAACATCTATTTAGCTGGTGGTATTTACAGTGGTGTTCAGAAGGATATGGTTGAATCTGCACGAACTCAACTAGACTTAAATGAGTCTGTAGGTGATGTATTTGATCCGTTCAACGAACGTACAGGGGTACCATTTGATCCTAATGACCAAGCGTGGAAGCTAGCAACATTCCAGAGTGATCTTCACGGTATTGAAGGATCAGATGTTGTAGTAGCATTATATGATGTGGACAAGCCGGATACAGGTACTGTATTTGAAATTGGTTATGCTTACGCTATTCATAAGCCAGTGTTGTTAGTAGTGAGCCGAGACGATGCACCAATTAACTTGATGGAACTTCAAGGAGCTACTAATGTAACGACGATTGAAGTGTTGAGTTTAATTGACTTTAAACGTCCATTGCGCTATACTATTACCGATATGGAATCACTATAGGAGGAATGAAATGATTTATGTAAACGCAAGTATTGGTGCAGGGAAGTCAAGTCTAGTAAAGATTTTGTCAGAAGACTTAGGTACACCTGCATTTTTTGAAGAGGTTGAAGGAAATGAAATGTTAAAAAAATTCTATGCTACAGGACCGGAATCACGAGAAGCCTTAGCATTCCCACTACAAATTTCATTCTTAGTTGGTCGGTTTGAACAGTTACGACGAGGAATTCAACTTGCACAAGAATTAGGTGTTAAGAACACAGTATATGATAGTTCGTTATTAAGTGACTCTATCATGGCACGTAACTTGCATAAGCGGGGAGAATTCCCAGACGCAGAATATCATTTATATATGCGAACGGTTCAACAAATGGTATCAAGTATTTCTGCAAATGCATCTGCGCCGATCCCTGATGTAGTTATCTATTTGAAAATTAGTCCAGAAAAAGAAATTGAGCAAATTGCAACTCGCGGACGAGACATTGAAGTTCTTGATGAAGATCGTATTAATTACTTCAAGGATGTTAACGGTATTTATCACAATTGGGCTGAAAGTTATTCTCAATCACGTATGATTACTATTGATATGGATGAAGTTGATTTTGTTAATAATCCTTCCGATCGAATTGACGTTCTCAATCATATTGAAGACGTGTTACAACAAGAAGGGTTATTGTCAGAAAAAGATCGTGAAGAGATTTTAAAACGGCGAGGAGACAAATAATGAAGGAACATTTGAAAGTTATCTTAATTAGCACAATCTCAATGCTGTTGATCTATGCAGTTTTGTTTATCCAATCATATATCTTAGTTGATGCTATTATTGGATTTAATACACCATATCGATTTGTTGCGTTACTTGCTGCTAGATTAGCGATGATTGTTTATTCAGCAGCTTTGATTGGTAAGAACATTTGGAAATTAGTTTTAATGGATTAATAAAGATGCGGCTGGGAGATTGACTTCTCTCAGCTTTTTTGATATAATAATATAAATGAGGTGAAAAAATGGCAGAGAGAAAAGTTAAATGTTATCACAAAGATTGCTTAGAACACAATTTAAAATATAATAAATCTGAAATGACTGAGATTAAAGGCAAACGATATTGCTCAGTTCATGCATCGGAAGTCGAGCAGGAAACTGAATATCAGCAATTACTATATCGAGCGTTAAGGAGCGAATTTAACGAGCGAATACTACCGGGGATGATTTACGCCCAGATTAAAAACCTGATGAAAGATGGAGCAACGTACGTCGGACTTTATCAAACATTTATATTTATGAAGAGGACGAAAAATATTTCATTCGAATTAAAGTACGGCATCGGACTGATGAAAAATTACTATAATGAAGGTCGAGGGTATGATCCAGAAAAGCCTTCTCAAAAAATTACTAACAATATTGACGGAACTCGTGTCGTGATTAAGAAGCCAGAATATCATCGACATGTTATGAATGAGATTAAGGGAGATGGATTGTTTGACGATGAATAGAAGCTCACTAAAACTATTAAATCCACAAAGCCAGATTTATAACGTATTAGGAAACGTTGCTAATAATCCCGGTTTAATTCTGGATAATAATTTAAAATTAGAAAAGAAGGACTTCCCGCTTCCGTTTCATCGAACAATTTTCTTTGCTATCAACAACCTTGTTGCTAGCACGGGAAAATTAGATGAAATTGGTGCGTTAGATGTAGATACTTATCTAAGTCAGTTTGAAGAATACTATAAAGTGTTTAACGATAATGATGGCATTAACTGGCTGCAAGATGCAAAAGATACTGCTAATAAGGGTACATTCGTGATGAATTATCATTACGTTAAGAAAATGTCTGTACTTCGTATGTTGATTAAAAAAGGATTCGATATATCAGAACTATATAACTTGTCAACTGATGACAATGAAGTGCTATCTGCTCAACAACAAGCTCTTAATGACATGAGCGAAGAAGAAGTTGTCAATCACTTTATGCAAGACGTGTCTGAAATTAAAGATGTTGTATCTGGATGGAAGAACAGCTCTGAATCATTCATGGCTGGCGATGGTATTATGGATCTTATTGACAGAGCAGACGATAATCCTATGTATGGATATGGGTTCACGGATGAATATCTAAATACGTTCACGGGCGGTATGCAGCTTGGTAAGCTTATGCTTCGGTCTTTAGTTACTGGTGGTGGTAAGACTCGCTTAGGGTTGCTAGATATGCTTAATGTATCTGCTACTGAGATTCGCAATGCCAAGACTGGCCGATGGATGAAACAAGAGAGTCCGGATACTTCATTATTTATTTCAACCGAATTGGAGAAAGATGAAATTCAACTAATTCTATTAGCAGCAGTAACTAGATTAAGTCCTAGTATCATCAAAAAAGGGGGGTTTAGTGACGAGGTTCATGACATTCTCGTACACGGAGCGCAGGTGCTACATGATACAAATATCTATTTTACAACGTTATTAGAGTTTGATATTCAGGATGTGACAAGCACTATTGAACGCAATGTATTGGAACACGGTGTTAAGTACGTTAACTTTGATTATATTCAAGCGTCGTCTAAGTTACTTCGGTCTGGAAACGAGCTATTCGGTGGTCGTGAAACACGTGATGACCAACTATTGTTAGAGCTTACAAAAGCGTTAAAGGACCAAGCAGCTGATTTAGGGATCTTTATTGAAACCGCAACCCAATTGAATGGTGAAAATTCTGATGACTATATGATTTCTCGTACCCAAGGTGCACTACGTGGTGCTAAAAGTATCGCTGACAAGATTGATATCGGTATGATTACTGCCAATCTCAACAGTAAAGATATCTCTAATCTGCAGGATATTATTAATGATCCAGTTGCTAATCCAACAGGTATGACACCAGACCAAGGATCTTTCATCTACAAGAACCGACTGGGAGATAAAGGCGTTGTCATCTGGTCGAAAGTTGATTTAGGTATGTTAACGTACTATCCTTTATTTGTAACAGACTACAATTATAATCGACTTGATGTAGAACGCACTTCTATTAGCGTCAAGGATGACGGGAATTACACAGTTAAAGATAATATTAAATTCTAGGAGGTAAACTATGGCTTATACTAAAGCAGATGTAGATATGGTCATTGAACATTATGGTTTTGAATATAAAGATGTAGGTGGCTACTACCAAATGCGGACGTATTGTCATAATCCAGAAGGAGATGGCAGCCATAAGCTTTATATTTACTTTAATGATGATGATGTTAACTTTCAGTGTTACACTAATTGCGACCATATGGATCTTGTACAGTTTATTATGCACTATCGTGAAGAGAACTACTATGATGCTAAGGATGAATTAGACAGTATTATAGGGGCTTCTAGGATGATTGGATTTGAGGTCAAGAAGGCTTTTAACCCAGCATCACGTTTAAAGAAAAAGAAACAAGAAATCGAAGAGATTAAAAAACTGAACAAAGCAATCCTCAATCACTATTACAATTATCAATATGGTTCTTGGATTAGTGAAGGCATTAGCATGCGTACCCAAAACAAGTTTGGCATCCGTTATTCTATCGAAGAGAATAAAATAATTATTCCTCAGTTAGATAAAGATGGTAATTTAATTGGTGTGCGAGGACGTGCTTTGAACAGTTTTGAGGTTGACAGATATGGTAAATATCGACCGGTAGTTTATAATCATGAGTCATTGAAGTATCCAACGGGGCAAAACTTGTACGGGCTGTATTATAATAAGGAAGAGATTGTTAAAACCCAGCAAGTAGTCGTGTTTGAATCTGAGAAGTCTGTTATGCAAATGGATACTTTTCAGAATGGTCATGGCAATGGTGTGGCTTTGTCCGGATCATTTATATCTGAGTGGCAACTTGATGAGCTATCAAAATTAGGCGTAAATGAGATTGTAATTGGACTTGATAAGGATTATAATAGTAAGTCAGGACAACGGACACGTGCAACTATTATCACTAAGATGTTCCGTAAATTGGTAACTAGGTTCAATGTGACAGTGTTATTCGATGATGTTGACGGTAAGTTAGACTATAAAGACAGTCCGACAGACAAAGGCAGAGAAGTATATGACTACCTTATGAAACATCGTCAACAGATTAACTAGGAGGAATAAGGAATGAAACAGAAAGACTTAAATACAATTATTGAAAAGAACGACTTGTTTAAGGTCAACTTACGAGGAAGCGATGATAGATTGTCGGAGTTATTGCTGGTTCAGGCGCTTAGAACACGTCTGGGAGACAAGTATGAACCAGACGGGATGACTACAGGAGGAGATTTTCCAGAACGTGTTGTTGGACCATTGGCTGATTTTTTTGAAGATGTGAAAAGTGATAAGATAATTACGGTTGGGATTTTGGTTGATGTCGATGTCGATGGGTATATGTCTGGGGCTATGATGCAATTGTTCTTGGAAGCGAACAGCACCGATGAAGATACGGATATTATTGAAATTTTACCGGACGATAAGGCTCACGGACTAAAAGCTAACTTTGATAAGTGCAATCGTGGATTTAATTATTTAATTCTTCCGGATAGTTCATCAAATGATATTAATGAAATTCAAAAGCTACAATCAAAAGGGACTAAAGTTATTGTGATTGATCATCATATTTCTGACCACATCGACTATTTAGACGACCATGAGGACTTAGTTATTATTAACAATCAGCTCCCTTGGTTTTATGGGGTTCTCAACGATAACTTAACAGGGGCAGGCATGGTACGAAATGTAATTGACTTTCTTGTAGAGACTGCTGGAGCAATTGACCTACCCGAGAAACGAGATATGATGGCACTGGGTCAGATCGCAGATATGAGTGACCTGAAAGATTATGAGGTATCAATCGAAGTATCGGATGCTCTATTAGACTTTCAACACCCGTTCTTTAAATCGTTCTTTAAAGATGATCCAGAAGTTATGAGTATCAAGCATATGCAATTCTCGATTATTCCTCGTATTAATGCTGTATCTCGTGTGGGAACACCAGAGGAGCGCCGTGCTATTTATGACGCTTTAATTGAGATGTCTACAGAACATGAAGTAAAGAAGCGTTCTGGTAACGTTGTTATGAATGCTTATGACTATGCGACTGACGTTATTACTAAAGTTAAAGGGCGGCAAGATCGTAAAGTTAAAAAAGCCGTTGAAGAGGCACGAGTCATTTCGAGCGGTAATGTCAATGTAATTGAAATGCCAGATAATGTAGAAAAAGGATTATCTGGGCTGATTGCCAATAAGTATTTGGGTAATACTAAGAAGCCAACGTTTGTTGTAAAGCCGTTCAAAGACCTTTTAAGTGGATCTGCACGTATCCCAGAACAATATAAGTATGGTAAAGATATGGTTAATGCTGTCGATGGAGTAACACTAGCGGCTGGACATCAGCAAGCTTTTGGTTTTGCGATGAAAGAAGCGGACTATAGTGACACTGTTAAAATGTTAAACACCTTATTTGATAGCAATAATGATGTCGAGTACGAGGTAGATCGAGTTTATTTGGAAAGTTTACCAACTGTTGAAGATATTAGAGATGTTTATAATAGTGAAGACGAATTTTCAGGAGCGAAAGATGCTGTTACGGTTGCGGTATTTGGATTTAGAATTCCTAAAAGACTCAAATTGACGAACCGATATTTAAATATGTTTGCGAACGATATTTTAATTGTTAATTATAATATGACAGATGAGCTAATTAAAGAAATTAATACTGGATTTGGAGATAAATATATTAATTTTGTGGCTAGCGTGGGTATGAATTTCTGGGGAAAGGAGCCTACTCCGATTCTAGTAATGGATCATATGGCGATGGGCGAACAACTTAAAGATGCTGTCACGACCGATACAATCGTATTTTAAAGAGCTTCGGCTCTTTTTATTTACATAAAAGTTTGACAAGGTAAAAATATCATGCTATACTGTGTATGCAGATAAAGAAAGAAGGAAATACATTATGAAAAAAGAAATTTTTCGTGGAGAAGTATATTTAGTAGATTTTGGAAAGCCATTCAGCGAACGGGATAGTCGTCAAGCGGGGGTTCGTCCGGCAATTGTGGTATCCAACTCGTCAAATAATAAGTTTAGTCCGGTCTTAATCGTTGTTCCACTAACAACCAAAACGAAACGCTCTATTCCTACACATCATACTTTTGATCTTTGGAACCAACCATACCACAAGTTAATTACAAACACAGCACTTTGTGAACAGGTATCAACAATTGCAAAAGACCAAGTTATCAAACGTGTTGGCAAATTAGAATATGAAGATATTCTTGAAGTTACGACTAAATTAAGAGTCGCTATGGGGTTATAATATGAAATTATATTTAACTAACGGAGTACAGAATAAAAAGCTATATATTGCTTACTCACTTGAATATGATAATGGCGAACGTAAAGATTATTTACATGTTCAGGACACGTTTAATTACCCGGCAATTGATACTGTGAATTATGTTATGGGGTTTCTTAAAGAAGTCAATAATTTAACTATTGACAGCAACAAGGATGATGTGTTAGAATTGTTTCAAGATATAAATAGAGGTAAGTTTAAGATTAAAGTTAGTTTGTATAGATTACTATTGCATGAAACTTATGCAGAGGAACCTTACAGTCAGATGATTTATAGCAGTTTAAATTACGCAATCAGCGAAAGGATGTCACATAATGTTTAAATTTAATATTGAAAAAATTACTTTATCACAGCACTTTATCGAACGAGGAGCACAACGGTTTGCTACGAGCGGTTCTACGATTATGCACTGGGCACGCAATGTCATGCACAATGGAACCCAGTCTCCTTCCCATGATCGTGATCGAGTATTCATTGACTACAATGAAGTAAGATTAATTATTGATGTTAAAAACAATGTAGCTATTACTTGTTATTCAACAAATGACAGCGAAGCCAAAGACAGAGAATTAAAAACTCTCGAAGGCTATGACGAAGCTATGCTCATTGCACAATCAGAAGTACAAAAGATTCGGGTGAAACAACTAAAGATTGTTGATGCAAAGATCTTAAATATGATGAATACATTAACTAAGTTGTATAAAACGCATGGAAATACTAGTCGAGCAGACTATTTTGAAAAGCAGGAACTTCAAATTGCGGCGGTTGAGAAAGAGTTGGCAATAACCCGTGAACAACGGGTAGCTGTCAAAGGGGTTCTTAGAAAAATTTAAACGTAACGTAACTGTAAAGGTGGTGACACAATTATGTAACGTCAATATGTTATAATTAATTATCAAAAATAGAAAGAGGTAATGTATATAATGAATGAAGGGAGTAAAAATGGTAACTATGTTGATGGATTGTCAAAAAGTCCTGAAAAAATATGTTATTATGCGATGGTTAACAGGGTAACGAATAAAAATCATAAAAGTTATCAACATTATCAAGATATGATTAGTGGAGATAAAATTGAAAAATCTTGGTTAGATAGTTTTGAAAACTTCTTAAATGATATTGGAAAAAGACCGAGCGACAAATATACCCTGCATAGGGTAGATAATCATAAAGGGTATGTAAAAGGTAACGTTATTTGGGCGAATCAATTAACACAGCATATAAATAGGGATTTAAAACCCGGCAGAAGCGGATTCGTGGGCGTTACAATACTTGGTAAAAATGTAAAGAAAAAATATTCTGCAAACATCAAGATGAACGGAAGAAATATATTTTTAGGTAACTTTTTTGACATAGAAGACGCTAAGGTGGCCCGTTATGAAGCAGAAACTAAATATGGGTTTAACCACACTTTTGAAATTTAAAGGAGAACAATATGAAAAAAACAATCATTGCTGTAGTAACAACATTGCTGGCAGTTTTGACTATTGGAGATTCTGCAAATGCGGATTCTGTTACTGTCAAGCCGGGCGACACCCTAGGAGAAATTGCACAAGCGAACAACCTAGAAGTGTCAACGTTGGCTAGCGTCAACGGTATTACGAATGTTAACTTAATTTTCGTTGGGGATGTTATTCAATTAGATGGTCATGCAAAGGCTACGGTTATATCAACTCCAACGGTTACAGAAATTCCAAAAACAGTAACTCCTACAACGACACAACCAAAGGAAGTGGTATCATCACAAACAAGTCAAGGATCATCAAGTCAATCAACAACAGTAAATCAAACATCAACGCCACAGACGGATCAATCAGCATCACAGCAGGCCACATCAGTATCAAAGCAGGAAACATCTTCATCACAGAGTCAATCAGTCAACGAAAGTTCGACAAGTTCACAAACAGTGACTCAAAGCACAACGACTAGCTCTGCTAAAGAATGGATTGCAGGTAAAGAATCAGGTGGTTCTTATACAGCGTCAAATGGTCAGTATGTCGGAAAGTATCAATTAGATTCAAATTATTTGAACGGAGATTACTCAGCTGCAAATCAAGAAAAAGTTGCGGATTCGTATGTTAGTTCACGTTACGGATCATGGGAAGCGGCTAAAGCACACTGGGAAGCGAATGGTTGGTATTAATATAACACCGAGTTTTTACTCGGTATACATACTCAGATATAGTTGGGATAAAAAGAATAGAGGTAATGGAATGAAAACATTTAGAATGATTTTATCATTTATCGTATCAGCTGTGGTTGTGTTCGCAATTGTTTTAGGAGTACCAGCATTGGTAACGGCGTTCTACAACGTTGTTATGACAAGAATTATTGACACAGAGACAATCACTTACTTAGAAGGATTCTTTTCAACAGCAATGATCGTTACATTTGGAGTAACGCTAACATCATTTCAGGAGGAAAACTTATGGCAGTAGAAATCAAGCTGGATCGAGTTTATACAATCACTGACAACCAACCAACGATAGGATTCGTTTTAGTCGAAACTCGTAAGAAGAAGGATAACAAAAACCCGGTCGTTACAAAGACATATCACATGACGATCGAGCAGGTATTAAAATACTACGTACGTGATGCTTTAGCGAAGAAACCAGAAAAGATTGCTACGATTCGTGAATATCTTGATGAGTATGAAGTGCTGATGAAAACGGTAGAAAAGATCACAAATGGATTATAAGAAAATGGTCAGCTTAGGCTGGCTTTTTTTGTCGTTACATGATATAATGTAATTATAGAAGAACATTAGGAGGAAACATAATGGAATTTTGGTTACCAATAAGAAGCTATGAGGGATTATATTGGGTTAGTAATAAAGGGAACGTAAAAAATAAGGATGATAAGATTTTAAAAGCTTATATTAATCGTAGTCGCCGACATGTAACCTTATGTAAAGATGATATTCGTGAATTATGTGTAATGTATCGTTTAGTCGCCCAAGCTTTTATACCTAACTCAAATCCAAATGTCAATACCGTTGTTCATCATATAGATGATAATTCGCAAAATGATAACGTTGATAATTTAATGTGGTGTACTCAAAAATATAATATAAGTGAACCGATTGCAATTAAAAAACTTCACGATACAATGGTTCAAGGCGAACAGGCAATGGTTGAACAAACAAAAGCATTGAATCCTGATGTCTCTTATATTAGAGGGTTTTACAATTCAAGAACAAAATGTTTATGGAAATGCAAGACCTGTGATAATAAGTGGATGGCGACCCCTGACCATGTAAAAAGAGGTAGTGGATGTTTTAAATGCGCCCATAAAAAATTAATTACATCTCAACAAAAACCGGTAGAACAACGTAAAAATAAAATTGTGGTTGAGACGTTCTTTTCGATTGCAGATGCTAGCAATAACACAGGAATTAGTAGGCAAAATATATCCTCTTGTTTGCATGGAAAGCGAACGTCGACTGGTGGATACCAGTGGAGTTTCAAATAAAGGAGATTTAAAGATGAAAAAAAACGAATTGATTGATTATAGGTTTGGGAACATTCATTCGCACACAGACTACAGCAACGTACGTCTTTTAGACGCATCTGAGACCGTTAAAGATGTTTTGGATGAAGCCAAACGTTTGAACTATTCTCTTATTGGGTTTACAGAACATGAGGCACTGGGAAGCCATCTTAAAGCAATTAATACTTTAAACAACGGCGATTATGGCGATCTTAAAATTATTTTAGGAAACGAAATCTATTTGGTAGATAAGGATGAAATGGATAATGCAGTTGATAACAACCTATCTGCTAAGGATTTCCGATTTAATCATTTTCTATTAAATGCGCTTGACTATAAAGGCCATCAATTCCTGCAAAAACAATCAACGCAGGCGTGGAAAAATAGTTTCCGGTATCATGGGATGTTCCGTGTGCCATCTTTTTACCATGAAATTGAAGAAATGATGAAGGGATATAAAGGACATGTTATTGCTAGTTCTGCTTGTTTGGGCGGATATGTTGACCAAGAACTAATTGCATATCGTGATACGGAAGATACTAAGCACTTGAATAATGTAATTAATTTCTGCAAGTGGGGTGTCAAGGTATTTGGAGAAGAAAACTTCTTCCTTGAATTAATGCCCGGAGATAACTTGGACCAAATGTATGTTAATCAACGTATGAGGGATTTATGTGCAAAGATGGGTTATAAGTTCATTATTACCTTGGACTCTCACTACGTTAATGAAAGTGCACGTCCTGTTCATACAGCCTTGCTGCAATCACGAGACATTGATCGAGATGTTAGCGTTTATGACAGTGCACATTTTTATTCAACAGAAGATTTATTCCAATGGTTTGATGATGACACGATGACAGAAGGGTTACAAAATATTAAATCAATCGAGGAACGTGTGGAACAATATGAATTAGCTCATACCCCAATCGTGCCAACTGGTCGAATTCCAAAGTTTGACAAGCTAAAATATGAAGATTTAGGCGTCGAGGAGACGTATTCTAACGTTCAGTTCATGATTGATAGTGAAGACTTGTCCGATAACTACCTTGTAAAGATGGCTGTAGACGGGCTTAAAAAGTATAAATTTGATGATAAGAAAGAATATTGGGAACGCCTCGATTTAGAGCTTGGAGAGCTGGTTAAAATCGGTAATAAGATTGGTCAAGCGATGAGCGCTTACTTTGTGCTAATGACTGATATCTTAGATTTAGTTCAGGATAAGTCATTACTTGGAGCTGGTCGAGGAAGCAGTTCGTGTTGGTTACTAAACTTTTTAATTGGATTAACTAAGATTAATGCATTAGAATATGGTTTACCATATTATCGATTCTTATCAGCCGAACGTGTTAGTCATAATACTGCTGGAGATTACCCAGATATTGATAGTGACAGCGAAGCTAATCAACGAGGAAATATTCTCCAACATATTAAAGATGTGTACGGAGAAGAACGAGTGTTGAGTTTTGGTACGTTTTCGACAGTTGGTACAAAGTCCGCAATTCAAATGGCTGGTCGTTCATTGGGACTAGAAGCTGCGGAGAATAATTATATTGCTAGTCTACTCCCCGGCGAAGGGCACACGATTTATGACCTCCCAGATGCAATTAACGGTAACCCCAAAAAGGGTATCAAACCCGGCAAGAAGCTATTAGAAGAATTAGATAAGCACGGGAATATGAAAGATATTGCAATGGGGCTATATAAGATTGTTGTTGGAGTGTCTCAGCACGCTAGTGGTCTTATGATTGCTGAGGATTCATACACGGAGCATAATGCTATGATGAAGACAAAGAACGGTATTCCTATTACTCAGTTTGATGCACCGGATACAGAGGAAATGGGACATATCAAATTAGATGTTCTTGCTCTTAATGCTCTTGATAAAATTCATGAAGCTATGAATTTACTATTGAATGATGGCAAACTAGAGTGGCAAGGAACTTTGAAGTCAACTTTTGAGAAGTATTTTGATGTTGATAAGCTAGACTTTACTAATCAAGAAATGTATGATAAGCTTGCTAATAATGAAATCGTTAATGCTTTTGAATTTACTAGCAAGGCTGGGCGTGATGCTTTGCATAAAGCCGATGCTCATGAGTTCTTACAGGTAACCGATGTCAATGGCCTTATGCGATTGACGGGTGGAGACGCAGGTGAATTGGCTATCGACCGTTTTGTTCGTTACTCAAAGAATATCAACTCTTGGGATGAAGATATGGATAAGGCGGGCTTGAATAGTCAAGAGAAACAAACCATGCATGATAAGTTTGATATCTCAACGGGTATCAACTCATCACAAGAAGGACTTATGGACTTAGTTATTACGGTTGTTGGCTATTCGCTAGAAGAAGCTAATAAGATCCGTAAATCAGTTGCCAAGAAAGATAAGAAGGCGCAACAGGAAGCGGGAGTATTCTTCTATAAGAAAGCTGAAGAAGAAGGATTGCGAGACGAATTTGCCCGGTATATCTGGGAACAACAAATTATGATTCAAGCGAACTATGCTTTTGCGAAGTCTCACGCTTTAGTTTATACTCTTAACTTATTAATTGAAATGAACATTGCTCAGTTTTATGGTCTTGAATATTGGAGTGCAGCTGTTTTGTCTGTTAATTCTGGTTTAACGGGTGATGTTGTTGGAACACCAGACTATGAAAAAGTTGCAACTGCTATTGGTGAACTACCAAAAGGGACTGTTATCGCTCCAAATGTTAACAAATCGGGAATTGGTTTCACTCCAGACTTAAATAAAAAGAACATTTTATTTGGTCTTGGAGGTATCGTGGGGCTTGGTGATAAGGAGATTAAGAGCATTGCTGAACACCGTCCATTCAAGTCTGTCGATGATTTTCTAGAACGGGAAAGTGAAGACTTGAACTACCGCAAAATGATTATTGCAATCAAGTCTGGTATGTTGAATGAATTTGAACCAGATCGGCGTAAGCTTCTAATTAAGTTAGTGTCAGATAATTTCCCTGCAAAAGCAAAGCTGACAACAACGAGTGTTAATAAGCTAAAAGATGTCATTCCAGATAATTTAATGGTTTATGTAATGGCATATCATATTAACACTAGAATTAAAAAGAACCCATTCTCATCTCAAAGTGATACGGGTCAATATTTCTTAAATATTATTGAGCCGCTAATCTTAGAAAGACAGGATAAATCTAAGAAAGGCGTCGAAGGCGGTCTTTGGGATATGAATGAAGACACGATTGTTATTGACCAGAAACAGTATAAGAAATGGATGGATAAATATATTGTTCCGTTAAAGGATTGGCTAAAGACTAATGAAGCTACTAATCTTGAAGCTAACATGAATCGTCGTGAGGAATGGATCAAAAATATGTCTGGTAATCCTGAACATTGGTCATTTGAAACGCTACACTATTATCCGGAAAAACACGAGCTTGAATTATCAACATTGAATGAAATCTTCACTTATAAAGGTTTTAAAGAATTATCTGAAAGTCCTAAAGTAATTGGATTTAAGAAATGGCGAGGGCGTGAGTTTCCTCAATACAATTCAACAGTAATTGCTGGAACAGTTATTAGTAAAGACAATGTAAAAAGTTCAGTAACTATCTTAACTGCGGATGGAGTTGCTAATGTTAGTTTAGGAAAAGATCGGTTTGCAAAATACAATAAAAAGATTATAGAGGGAACAGGTAAAAGTCGTCACTGTGTTGAAAATAGTTGGTTAGATGTTGGTACCCGATTAGTTTTAACTGGGTATCGGGATCAAAATGACTTCCGATTGCGAAAATATCAAGGAATGGAACGACAAATTCTTAAAGTAGATGGATTTGGAACAAAAATTAGTGTAAATTACAACAAAATGTAAAATAGGGACCTGAGAGCTTGTTTAAGAGCTTTTAGGCCTTTTTGATATAGTTAACCAAGACAAAATAAAAGACTCCCTCAGCGAGCACTGGGAGAGCCAAATTGTTAAAGCTATTCAATTTTGATGCGATAACCGATTACTGTTGTTCCAAAACTATACTTTTCGCCCTCAATATTCTTTTTGATCGTATCCATTTTAGACTTAGTAATTTTCTTATCTTTTGGGTGAATTTCAAAGTATTTCCGTTCTAAGAAGTCTGTATATTCTAAATCTGAAAAGTAAACTAACCAGCCTAAGTGATTTGATGAAAACAATTTGACACGTGCTGAAACAAGATCTTCTGAATCTTCTAACTTAATATCTTTTAACATTATATATCCTCCTTTATTTATGTTATAATTGTACCATAGATTAATTGTAAAGTCAATGAACAAAAAGTGTTGACATTATATTTGTATCATGTTATAATAGTTTTATAGATAAGAAAGAAGGAATAATAAATGTCAGAAGAAAAGGTAGTATTAATGAAACAAGAAAATAAAGAAGAAGTCAAACCACAGCATCAAGTGCTAGTTAACTACACGGATGGTGGTGACTTATCTGTTGATACGACAATTACAACAGATGTTAATACTTCGTTGGCGATGTTAGCGAACGCACTAGCATATACTGGTATTCAAAGCGGTACTGATCCTAAAACATTAGGGGCGTTTGTTGTAAACGCAGCAGAACAGATCTTGAAAAACTCGGAGGAAGACGATGACTAATTTAGAATTAGTTCAACGGCTAAAAGATGTTTTGCTTGTGAATGGTTCGGACGTGATCGAAGTAAACGACCAAGAGAATAGCGATAATTTCACTGTAAGTATTAATAGTCATGAAACCATTGACGTGAATGGAACTCGTATCTACTTTAATAGTAAATATGCCCCTAATATTCTTAGTATTAATGAATTAACTAAGGCATTAAACGACTATCTGAATACTCCAAAGGTTAAACGAGTAAGGAAATATATCTTGATCGCTAACCTTGACTCTGCGCATCTGGAAAATTCGCTTGCCGTTGGTGTCCGTGAAGATGGAAGCTTTTTACTGTTTCCGGTTAAAGAATTATATACAAGACGGGCCAATGAAATTTCTTTGTTTGCGCAAGGAACAGAATTTGATACCAAAATTAAACAAATGCGCTTTGAACTATATTCGCTTCAATACTTTGCTGGTGTGTTCGAATAAAATGAAAATTGCCTCTACTGATTGAAGTAGGGGCAATTTTGTGTTATTATAAAGTTAAACCAAAAGCATCTGCCAATTTTTCATCAGAGTGGTCTTTTAAATATGATTGAGTAGTGCTAATGTCACTATGATGGGCGATTAGTTGGGCAACGTCAAGTGGTAAACTATCTTTACCCATTTCTTTAAGAACGTAATGTTCGCCATTGGTATATGCTTCTAGTCCGCTGTGGCGGAATGAGTGAACGTTGAGATTAATCTCTTCACCGGTTAAATCTAATAGAATACTGCGGAATCCTTCAACCCAAGCATAAAGAGTAGCGTATGAAACAGCACGTTTTTTGTCGCCTTTGCCAGTAATCCACAACGACTCCACGTCATCTTCGCCACGCTTTTGTAGGTAGATCTTAGCAAGCTGGCGTGTACGATTGAAGTACAGTAGTTGAAATTCCTTTGAGCGCTTACCCTTGACCGTATTGGTCTGGTGTGAATCTACAAAACCGTCTTTCTTGACCTGTGCTAATTCATTTCTACGACCGCATGAGTCATAAGCTAAACTAACGAATAAAGCTTTTTGATATTGTTCGTGACGAACTAAATAATCAATCAGTTGATTGACCTGATGGTCAGTTAAGAATACAATTTTACGAACTTCTTCTTTTTGCAGTCCTTTAATGTGGGCCATTTCATTAATATCATAATCGTAATCGTCTTCTGTAACGGCGTATTCTAATAAGTTGCGCAAGCTTGATTGCAAACGATTAATCCGTGCATTGCTTGCACCTTCCTTTTGAACTGTTAAAAAGAAGTTACGAAAATTCTTGCGCTTTAATTCCAGAGTTAGCTTGTTGTGAAGACCTTCTACCTTCCAGCAATAGAAGCCTTTAATGTCGGTTACATATTGATAGATAGACTTTTCAGCTTTTCCTTGTGCTTCCATTTCAAGCTGATAATCTTCTAACAGGTCTTTATCATCGTCGGGAACCTTTTCCCACGCAAATTTATTAAACAATCTCATATATAACTCTCCTTTGTTTTACGTGATTTATGTATCCCCTCATGCGAGGGGCGATGCTAATTTAATGGGCAGCTGATGTTGATGCGCCGTCAGGAACTGAATTAGTCATAGCATCCGTTAAAGCTTTTTGAGCACTAACAATCTGAGCTTGTGCAGCTTCGGTCTGAGCCTTTACTGCGTCGGCTTGATCTAAGATGTCTTGAGCTTGTTGTAACTTGATACTGGCCTTAGCTGAGTCACTATCTTTATATACGGTATCGAGTTGAATTTTAGCATCAGCATATGCTTTTTCAACTTGAGCCTCAATAATAGAAAGATCGGCGTCTGTAATGCCAAGTGCTTTTAGACCATCTTGAACGCTTTTGACAGCCAGTTGGAACTGTTCTGAACCAACTAGACTTTGAGCTACACCTGTCTTTTCGGCAACAGCAACAGCGCTTTTTGCTAATTTTTCAATAGCATTTAGCACGTCTGTATTCTTTAAATACTTAGTAGCAATTCGTGTAAGCCAAGCTGCGATAATAGGAATCAAAACGACTGCGATTGGGACCACAATTTGACCAATAAAGTTTAAGTTCATTTATCTGCATCTCCATTTTTTATAGACCCGATCTGCTGTTGCAGCTCATGGTTTGTCTTAGTTAAATCATTAATTGTGTCTTGTGCCTTCGTAAGCTGTGACATAGTTTCGTCCAAGCGTTCGTCCAGTTTATCAGCATTCGTGGATTCTTTATCTGCACGTTCGTTGGCTGAATCTAGCTGGTGTTGAAAAGCATCGAGATAATCTTTTGCAAGACCGGTATCGCTGGGTGACTTTTTTACGGTATGATTGCTTGCGAGATAGCCGATCAAGGCCCCTAAAAAAGTCATAAACCATTGATTTGTCAATAGAGTCATTACGAAGTTCATTAATTCGGGTCAACCTCCCATAGAGTGAATAAGTCTATTAGGAACATACCCGCAAACGAAATAAGCCCCACGTCAGGAAAACCGTCACTCCATCTCCCCAGATAAGCAATAGTGTACGCAAATAATATTCCGCAGGCGAGAATGAGCATAAACTTCGTCCACTTAGATGATCCCATTGCTAGGATGGTTAGCATAGCGACTCCGGTAAGGATAAGAAAGAACGAAACGAATGGACCATCAAACATATCTAAGATTCTAGCGAATGGCGCTCCTTGATCCTGAAATAAACCGGTGACTAACATTAATGCACCGTAGCCAATCAAAAATAACCCGATAGTAATCGTATTCGTAGTAAATAAACGTGACTTTGAAGGGTTAAACATAGCATCACCTCCATTCAAACCCAAGGATGTTTTTATTTCTTATTTTACTCTAAGTGTCTGGCCTACATAAATAAGGTTTACATTTGATAAACTACTGAGAGACTTGATCTTTGCTGTCGTTGTGCTATACTTAGCGGCGATAGTTCCGACCGTATCTCCAGATTTAACAGTGTAATAGACCTTGGTTGATGCAGTAGTGGTTGTAGTTTTACGAGTACCATAACTTGTACCGCCATTAACACCTAAAGCAATATATCCATATTTTCCATTAGAGCGAGTATAGCGTGCCCACACGTAATCAGATTTAATGATTACTTGATTATAACGAACACTTTCGCCCTTATAGTAAGTAGCTACCTTGCTATAGCTAGTACTAGAACCGTTGCGAACATTCAATGTCCGGTTGGGAGTGAACGTACCAGATTGCGTATAGGTTGTAACCGTAGCTTTGTTTGTTGAAGTTGTAGTCGTTTCCTTAACCGTCGAAACACCACTAGAAACAATCCAACTATTTACACCAGAAAGTAATAAATTACTGCCCTTAACTTGTGTTACAGTATAGGTATTTCCTTTAATGGAAGAAGGAATCGACTGACCTGTAGCCCACTTAGAACCAGTAACTTTAACCTTGGTTCCTACTTTAATGGTAGTTGGTTTAGTGGTAGTAGCGTTGTCAGTAGCTGTCGTTGAAGTATTCGGTTTAGTGACGGACCCGTTCTTATAACCGTTGTCAGTAATTCCAGTAAGATCAATATTACCGTCAAGTCCGCCATAAATATAGGTGGACGTGAACTGAAAAATACCGATGTTATCAGCACTAGGGAAGTAGTTATAGTTAGGCTTCGTAGTCACGTTATAGTCAGGGTATTCACCTAACCATAATTGATACTTACTAGATACTTGACTTAGATAGATGTGGCTGTTAAAATAAGTTAAATACCCATAAAGCATAGGGGTATAGCCAGCTTGTTCGATGCGTTTTAAAGCGTAAAGAATAGCATCGGTATTTGCTTGTTTGTTGCTGCTTGCCCCATCTTCGTAATCAAGGGCTACAATAGAACCTTTTGGAGTTTGAACGTTGGGTAACATTTTATCCAACATTGCTTTAGCTTGTGATTGACTAGAACCGAATTGGCCCCACAAATATGTGTGAGCACGTTTACCGGCATTTAAAGCCGAAGTGACCTGAGTCTTATAGGTAGACTGAGTATAGATAGAACCGCCAATCGTACCCCCTTGTTGAATGAGAACGAACTTATCGTTCGGATAAGCGAACTTACCTAATGCACCTTGATAGACAGCCCAGTCAGTTCCTTGGTCACCAACGGCTGCCATTGCGCTCATTGTAGTACCGCCTAGCGTGAATAAGGCGGCAAATACTGTGATCGCTTTAGCGAACTTGTTCATGTTGTTTCCCCCTCTTTAAACGTCAAATGATTCTGTAATTTGGAAAGTGATGAATTTATCTCCGGGGAAGATTGCAACACCGGTAGAACTAGTTAACCAAACTTCGATATCGTAGAAGCCGACATTCAAGAATGATGTGAACGAAGAGTCAAATAAGATTGGAATTTGAGAAGGGGTCGCATAAACGTCCTCTCCTTCAAGTTCCGGCGGGATAGGAAATGATACAGGAACGTTCTTAATTTCCTTATCACTTTCTCTTCGAATATGAACTTCGGCAGATACATAGGTTGTTAGATCTACTGTAGAACCATCTTCCGTTAAGTTGATCTTCATAGTAGTCGTGGTATCATTGTGCTTAATCTCAGTTGGAGATTCTTTTGCAAATTGAAGATTACGACTCATTTAAATCACCCCCTATTTTCTGAGTTCTCTTTAAGTGCTGCGTTTTCTTCTTGCAGCTGATCGATGATAACTTGCAATACAGCAATCTGCTGTAGTTTTTGTGACAACTCTTCGGCATAACTCTGTGTCATTTTTGTAACTACTTTTTGTGGATCAATATCAATATTGTTCATTATTCAGCAGCCTCCGTGGTTTGAGTGGCGTCTGTTTGTGTATCGACGTTTACAACACTAGGTAATTTAGCCTGTAAAGCAGTGATAAGCGTATTTAAGATAAGTTCTTTCAGCGCTGCCTCACCCTTAGCAATTTCAGTATAAAATTGAGTCAATGGAATTGAGGTTGAAGCGTTAATCCCAAGGTCGTTAATGACGTATTTTAACACCATCACGTTATTTATAGCATCTGGTCGGTAATCTGTAAATAATAAGTTATCCATTTAATTTGGCCTCCATTTGTAGTAAGTGCATGTTTAAAGCAGAAATTTGTTTTTGTTGTTCTTGAACAGTTCCTAGTAATGCGTTAATCATAATAGTTTGATCGATACCTTCGAACGCACCAGTATCATCACGACTAATAAATTCATTCGGCAAAGTCCATTGTTTATTCTCGTTGATGTCATCGACGATACCTGATAAGCGCACTTGATTTGTAAAGTCGTCAGTATTATATTGGTAAGTTGCCAAATCAACAGAATTGATTAGTTGTGACCAGTATGCCGTATCTGCTGGTTTTGTATCTTTTTTAACACTTAATAAAGAAGCGTTAGACAGAGCTGTATAGCTTAGAGTGCCCACATTTAAGTTGGCCCGACCTCCATCCCCTTTTGCTATATTCAAAGTAGCCCCGTCGGCACTAGAAATGGTGTGACCACGATTGACTCCAATATTCCCGACAAACAGATCACGATGCAATAATATGCCGTTAGCCCCGGCTGTGTCGGTACCAAAGTCAGCAACTGAAAGTGACCCACCATTCTGATTAATTCGCCACCAAGTTGATGCTGGGTCACCATAAAGATTACCGTAACTATCAAAACTAACGGCGGTACCGGTTGATGAAAGGCCGTGGAATTGAATGCCTTGGTGCGCTCCCCAAAGTGTTATGCCAGTGTATGGATCAATTGAGAGAAAGTCGGTAACACCCGTGCTTGAGCTTGCACCTAGCGTTTGAGAGAACGTACCATCATAAGCGGTCGTAAAACCAGCCTTGAAAATCTGGCCGCTACCAGAAAGACTAATATCATACGCCTCATATCCAGCGCTGGAACCAGTATAAGACCTAAATTTCGTGTCAACAGAACCCCCAGAGATTTTAGTCTGGGACCCAGCGGTTGCTGAAAACGTGTTTGACGTGGTAGTCCCATTTGGAGCTATGGTCATGGGGTATAGCTTGGCAGTATTTGCTGCTACTGTACTAATTGTTCCACCATTGATAGTTGTCCCGTTGATAGTTGAACCATTAATAACTGAGCCGTCTATTTCGCCAGCGCTGACAACGTTACCTGTGTCCGGCATATAGCCAGTTGATTGAGAAGTTTGTGTTAGCATAGGTGAACTAAAAAAAGCATGACCATGTCCATTGTAGGACCAATATTGTAACCCAACGGATACGGCATTACTTGGTGCAACTGCATTATTAACAGCTACATAACGCCAATTCTGTTTTGAACCAACACCGTTCCAAATTTGACTAACGGATCCGCCGTTGATACGAGTACCATTTGAGTCAAAAAATGCTAATGTGAATTGATATTGTAAGCTGGTGTCACTACCTAATTCTAAGAACCATACAGAAGCACTAAACGGTTGACCAGTAGTTCCGTTTAACGGGTATAATTTAGTTTGTGCAAATATATTCCAAACTCCAGCTCCAGTAGCGTTGTTAAAACCAATAGATGGCACACCATCGTGAGTAGCGTTTAAGACACAATACCCATTGTTGCTTATACCCCATCCCGGAATGCTAGAGCCACTACCACCCAATAGTGCAGCATTATAAACTAGGTTAGTAACACCTCGTACGGTTAAATTGCTAGCGACCACAGCACCGTATTTGTCTACTGTGAATGTTCCGTTATTGGTACTAAACGTATTGGCTGAAATGTCAGCCGCTGTTAATTTCTTATCAACAAGGAGCTTATCGATATTTGCACTAGGGATTATTACGGGGTTAGTCGAATCAAAATAGATATTTTTACCAGATAGCGTTAATTGACCGCTAGATGAAATTAAGGTGTTACCAGCTTGGAGATTAATCTGGTCAACTAATTCCCCTTTTTTAACTCTAAGGTTCATATCATCGATTATCTGTGTGAATTGAGACTGTGTAGCATTATCTGCTGGATTAGGAGCCCAATCGGTTGATTTATTACCTTTCTCAAGTTGATAATGGTGGAAAGTAACTTTGTTACCAGCAGTTTTCGAATCTACGCCAGCATATACAAGTAATCTTGGTTTATCCTGCACAGCTGTGAACGTCCATGAAATATGACCATTAACGATATCAACGATTGCATCTGGACCGTTTGAATTCAGTCCGTCATTAATTGTTCTCACGCGAATTTGTGCAACATTTCCTGTATTGACCATAACATCTGAGCTGAATGTGTATTGCTGCCCAGCAATCAGGCCGTTATAGATATTACTGAAGCGCCAGTTGTCGTTTTTATTAATCGTGGCATCGAGAATTAAATCGTTGGCACTGTTGGCAATCAAGTTAGTGCCACCGATACTGATATTACTAATAGCGCTCGTAACAGTTTGACTAATCGTATCAGCCGTTTGTGTTTTGTAGGTGTTAAATGCACTAGATTCAACCTTGCTAGATATTGCTTTAGCAGTTGTATCTTGGTAGGCCGAGAAGTCCTTAGTAGCTACTTTTGAGGAAATCAAGTCAGACGTCTGTTTCTGGTAAGTTGTGAAGTCCTTGTTGGCTACCTTTTCGGCAATTAAGTTAGCAGTTTGCGTCTTGTATGTGTTGAAGTCACTACTGCTAACTTTCTGTTCTATATCACCGCTTAACTGTGTGATTTGAGACTGCGTAGCTTGGTCTTCCGGTGCTGGTGTCCAATCAGTGGGCATATTACCAGTTTCTAACTTAGGTAGCTTGATATAAACGTCTAATGGACTTTTAGTAGCATCAAAATACATGATGATTGTCTTGATTTCAGCATTATCAAAATGTCCAGTTTGACTGATACGTGACCATTCACTACCAACGGTGCCTACTACTGTATTTCTGCCGCCCCATTCTATACCAAACTTTGCAATCTTACCCGTACCTTTCACATCGGCACTATAAGACCAATCTGAGGTATCTGGCAATTTTTCGTTAGCATAACCAGAAAAATATATGCCAACGAGTCCACTAGCGCCCTGTGGTGCTACAATATGCCACATATTAGTAGCACTATCAAAAGGTTCTACCGTTACCCTTACACCGACGCCGTTTGCACCATAACCATTTGCAAGTGATTTAGAATTTAGGTAAAGGTTTCGACCACCTATCTTCAAGTTGTTAAAATCAACGCTTGAAACCTTGCTAGAAATTGCATCAGCAGTTTGTGTTTTGTACGTGTTAAAATCACTAGACGCAACCTTGCTAGATATTGCATCAGCAGTCTGTGATACGTACGTGTTAAAGTCCTTGGTGGCTACTTTGCTTGAAATCAAATCAGCAGTTTGTGTCTTGTAAGTTGAAAAGTCACCATTATCAACCTTAGATGCAATCTGGCTAGCTGTTTGTTGCTTGTCAGAGGAATAGGCTGAGTTAGATACTTTACTATCAATCATGCCACTTAACTGAGTTATCTGTGACTGATTAGCTAGGTCCTCTGGTGCTTGTGAATACGGAGTCGGGTTTCCTAGTTCTACTTTAGGAAGTCTTACAAATGCCTCAACGGGGCTGTTATCATCATCATATATCGTGAAGGTGTTGC